AAAGTGTAAACCTCGCAAATGCTTGATTTACACTTTTTATTGGCGGAGAGACAGGCACTAATAACTTGTATATCATAGAATATCATACAATGCCAAAATCCTTGTCGCTTAAATGAATTTTCTTGTTCGCCCAAAATGTTGATATTCTACAATACCACACAATCCCATGAAAATGCCCAAAAATCGTGTACAAAATCGTGTACGCGGCAAAGCCGGGCAATTCGTGTACATTACAGACCGTCAAACCTTGACATTGCCTTTGCTTTCAATTCATCTACTATCTTGACGTAAGGTTTCATTGCCGAAAAGTCATTGTGACCCGTCCATTTCATAATCACTTCACTTGGAATGCCAAGTTGCAAGGCGGTGACAACAAACGTGCGCCGTCCGCAATGTGTGGTCAGTAAAGCCCATTTGGGGAACACTTCTTCATGTCGGACACCGCCTTGAAAATAGACAATGCGTGTCGGTTCATCAATGCCGCACACTTGCCCAAGAATCTTCAAGCGGGCATTCATCTTCACATTCGATATGATGGGCAACGCCAAATCCTTTGGAAATTTCATGTCCTTGTATTTGTCAAGAATGGCTTGCGAATGCTTGTTCAGTTCAATGCGCAATCCGTCCACCGTCTTTTTGGTCACAACGACAATGAAGCCGTCTTTGATGTCCGACCGCTTCAATTTCGCAACGTCCGAATACCGCAATCCCGTGAAGCAGCAAAACAAGAACACATCCCGGACACGTTCAAGCGCGGCTTGCATGGGCAAGAACTGGTGGTTTTCCAAGATTTTGATTTCGTCTTGGGTCAAGTATATTATTTCCTTTGAATTGCCGTCCGTGCCTTTCAACTTCGGTTTGAACGTGTCTTGCATATCACCATTGTAATACCCTTTTTTGTGCGCCCAACGCAAAAACCAACGGACAAAGGCAAGGTTCTTGGCAATGGTCGTGTTCCGCAATCCTTTCTTTTCCAAATAAGAAAGGTATGCTTGCATCTTCGATTCATTTATGCCCGGAAATGATAAGTTCGGGTCGAAATCGTGAAGATGGCTTTTGATTGCCGCGAATTTCTCAAATGTCGATTTAGTCCATTGGTTTTGCATCCCCATTGTTTCGGTGAACAAGTCGAACACTTGAAACAAATCCAAGTTCGGGTCTGCAAGGCTTTCATTTGTCTTGGTCTTGCGTCCGACCATATCATTGAACAAATCCTTGATTTCGCCCAATGTCGGAACACGCTTTTCAAGCAATTCATATCTTGCGAACACTTCATTCATTATCGCTTTCCATTCGTCAATGGTGCGGTTGATGTCAGCCGTCCCGATTGCCGATTTCAAGGCACATTGGTTGTCCGCATCCCAATCTTTCAAGTCTATGTTATGCCCGGTTGGGAAATCAAGCGGTCTTTGCCCCCGCAATGTCACACGCATTCGGATGGATAGATTTTGCGTGTCACCCGCCTTGCGCTTGTGAAGCAAGAATTTTATGCCTTTCTGAATGTGCATTATTTGTCCGATTTAAGCATTTTACCCCGACCAAGCAACAACCATTCAGGCGAAACGCCAAAGTCCGTGCAAATCGCCGAAAGTGCGTCCAAATCAATCATTTTATAAGTCGTTTCATCCAAAGGCTTGTCAAGGGTGTTCTTTATGCGTGAATACTTGGTTCGGTTCAAGTTGTGGTCAGCGCAAAAGCCTTTCAACCCGGTTATCTTGCCTAATGAGATAGCCAAGTCCAATGCTTCAAAGAAACGGCGTTGAATTGCCATTGCTTGTGGGTTGATGCTCTTTTTCATTGTTGCTTGATTTGTGTAAATGAAAGACTATCAATCACCAATGTTCCCATGTCAATGAAAGGTTTGTCGCCAAAGGCAGAAACACCCACACTTGGATAATCGACAAGGCATTTGCCGCTTGGCAACTTGAAACCCGTTTCCGCTGAATTGTTCGCAAAATCCCGGAACGTGCCTTTGATATGATACAAAGCACCATCAACGAGTGTCGCGACCGTTTCTTTGTCCAATATCGCAAAGACTTGAAAGGTCGTTTCGTATTTGTCGGACAATTCGCATTTTGATGTCACGTCACCAAACCCGAATTTCACAACGTATTTTTCAATGTCGGTTTCAAGTGTTTGTGGGTACTTCAAGCACATTTCATATTGAAACGGCAAATCTTCAATGTAGGGCAATGAATGCCCCCGGAAGCATTGAAACTTTGATTTCAATGTGTCCGCAAGAATAGACCTTGTTACATCATTGTTGTTTGCATTCGGTTGGGCTTGCAAGCAAGAATCCAACATTTCACGCAAGGCATACTTTTCTTGTTGTTCGTGTTGTGGAACTTGCTTGCTTGCGTTATTCATACATCCGGCAAGCAGCAAGCAACACACGATGAATGTTATACTTTTGATTGTTCCCATTGCTTCATCTTTTTATCATATTCAATAATCATTGTGTCGAACTGGTCTTTGTTCACGGTCGTATATTCTTCACCTTTCAGGCTTGCCAATTCGAGTTCATCAAAAATTTCTTGCGGCATGACCGAATAATAAGACGGGTTGCCGTAATAGTCATTGACCTTGATTTTTATTGTTCCCATATCATTGCCCTTTCGTTAAGTTCCCTATTATTTCCAACAACTTGTCAATGTGTTCTTGCGCCTTTGCCAAAGATTGTTCTTTGCTTGCAAGGATTTCCAACAGTTTGTCGGTGTCGGTCTTGTGAACCGTTACGTTGTTGCCATTGATGTTGTCGCCGTGAACATTTTGTTGTTCACCCCCGGCGTAATTTTGCGGCTTCAACACAAGGTCACGCAAAATTGCGTGTTTTGACCTTGGTATTTTCGTGCCCGATTCCCAATTTTGAATGGTTCGAGGGTGTACGCCGACCATTTCCGCAAGGGTTTCTTGCGATACACCTAATTTTTCACGAATTTCTTTTATATTCAAATCATTCATAATCAACGACTTACAAAATAAACTAAATTTTAACACGCAATTTTGTGTGAAAAAGTTTGGTTTTACACGCAATATGCCGTATCTTTGCAAACGTAAAGTTCCACAATGCAAAGGTAAAGCATTAAGGAGCGTTTGCAAATAGCAAAATTACGTCATTTTTTGCGGAATGCCAAAAGCAAACCCGAAAAGTTGCGGATTTGAACACATTTAATTTCAAACATATATGAGTAAAGAACAATTTTCATTCAACAAAGGATGGTCGCAAGTCAAGAACGGCGACATTTCCGAATGCCGGGCAAAGCTGATGGCGGCTTTGGGTATCAATACCCGAATGGCATTCTTAAACAGATTGAAAGGTGAGGTCGAACCCAAGGTTTCGGAAGCAAAGGCGATTGAAGCCGTCTTTGCCGATTACGGGATTAAGGACGTTTGGGGAATGTGATATGGAAGCAAAAAGCCTGACCAAGCGTGAAGCCGAAATTGCGGAATTGTTCGCATGGGGCGCAAGCAAGAAAGACATTGCGGAACGCCTTTTCATTTCGGAACGGACGGTGGAGAATCACGCCCGGAACATATATGAGAAAACCGGGTGTTCCAAAGTCAATGAATTATCCGCATGGTGGTTTTGCACGAAATTCCACATTTCCTTTGACTTGTCGCCCCTGAAACGCAAGTTCATTGCAACAACACTTGTCGCCTTGCTGATACCGCAAATCTTCAATTTCGACAATGTGGCAATCAGAGTACGCACAAGGAACACTTGCCGGACGGTTCGGGTGGCAAGGTCAAGACGGAAGTTTGAAGATGACTTTGCAACGGTCGAATTTTAACTAACAACTAAAAATTTCGCAACAATGAAAGAAGAAACAAAGAAACAAGTCAGAATCGCCATTGTCGGTTTGTTCGGTGTGCTTGCGTTGATATGCGCAACATCCGAACCAATAAACCAAGAAACATGGTTTAAGGACTTCTTTATCAGCAAGACGATTGCCGCCCTTTTCGGGTATGTCGCATACAGGCTTGCGAAGTATTGGGAATCAAAGGGGCTTTTGCCTGAAATGGATGATGAAGTATGATAAAAATTGACCCAAATACAAGGATTATCGACTTGACGGTTGGCGAATTGATGGAGTTGATAGAATCCGCGCAAGCGGACAAGGCAGCACCGCAAGCACCGACCGCGCCCGAAAAACGGTATGTCTATGGTATCGCCGGGATTGCCCAAGTGTTCAATTGCAGTATGACAACGGCAAACAGAATCAAGGCAAGCGGACGGATTGACCGGGCAATCAAGCAAAACGGGCGAATTATCATTGTCGATGCCGACCTTGCTTTGGAACTATACAATAACAATAAATAATACGCAACAATGAAACAGGTAACATTAAAATCTTTGACCCTTTGCAACTTCAAGGGTGAAAAGGAACGGACAACGAATTTCAACCCGGATGTCACCACAATATCAGGTGGCAACGGTTTGGGTAAGTCAAGGCATTTCGATGCTTTCATTTGGCTTCTTTTCGGCAAGGATTCCAAAGACCGAAAGGATTACGAAATCAAGACACGCATTGACGGCAAGGGATTGCACAACGTTGAATGCAGCGTTTCGGGTGTCATTGTCGTTGATGGTGAGGAAATCAGCTTGAAACGTGCCTATATTGAAGATTGGGTAAAACCCCGTGGGCAAGTCGAAAGGGTGTTCAAGGGCAACCACACCGAATGTTGGTGGAATGAAACCCCGGTCAATGTCGGCGAATACGCCAAAAGGATTGAAGCAATCATTGATTCATCCGTGTTCAAGATGATAACCAACCCGGCATTCTTTGTCAATATGCCGTGGAAGCTGCAACGGGAACAACTTTTTCAGCTTGCCGGAACAATCACAGATGCCGAAATTGCTTCAATGAAGCCCGAATTTGCCCTTTTGCTTGACAAGATAAGCGGTAAGTCACTTTCGGACTTCAAAGCCGAAATTTCGGCACGGAAGAAGCGTTTGAAAGATGATTTGGCACAAGTCCAACCAAGGATTAACCAAACTTATAAGATGATGCCCGAAAATGAAGATTTCAACGCCCTTGAAGTGCAAATCCAAGTCATTGACGATGAAATCAAGGACATTGACAAGGCAATCAGTGATGCAACCGCCGCAATCCGCAAGGAATATGAAGCGGAACAGGAAAAGCAAAAGGCGGTGAATACCTTGAAATCAGAGTGCCAACAAATCATTTTCAAGGCAAAGCAGGAAGCACAGGAAGCCGCATTTGAAGCCAATGCCCGCCGCCGTGAATTGGAAAGCAATATCAAGGCAAAGGAAAGGGAATTGGCGACCACCAAGCGTGAATTATCTTCTTCACAAAAGGAGCAAGAACGGCTTGAAAAAGAGATTGAAAAATTAAGGTCGGAGCAAGACACCTTGCGCAAGCGTTGGTTTGAGGAAAACGGCAAAGTCTATGAGGGTGAAACCACTTGCCCCCATTGCAAGCAGGAATTGCCCGCCGCAATGATTGAACAGGCAAGGGATGTTTTCACAAAAGCACAAGCCGACAAATGCAATGAGATAACCGCCAAGGGAAAGGGAATTGGCGAAAGAATCAAGGAACTTGAAAAGGAAATCGAGGATGTGAAAAAGGACATTGAAACATCCAACGCAAGTGTTGTTTCCATCCAAGCAGCCATTGACGCATTGAAAGCCGAATTTGTGTCTTTGCCGCTTGTTGATGCCGCCGCCGTTGTTCCTGAATCAATCCCGGAATGGGTCGAAAAGCAAGCGGAAATCAAGGAAATTGAAGCCACCATCAAAACGGAACAAGCAAGTTCCGCCGACACGAGCAAGGCGCAAGAAAGAAAGTCAGAGTTGAACAAGACCCGTGATGAACTGAAAAAGCGTCTTGCCAATCGTGACACAATCAGGCGTTACGAAGATGAAATCAAAGACCTTGAAAAGAAAGGCAAAGACCTTGCCCAACAAATCGCCGATGCTGAAAAAGAAGAATACACGGTTGAGCAATTCACCAAGACCAAGATTGACGAATGTGAAAGTCGCATTAACGGGATGTTCAAGCACGTGTCTTTCCGCTTATTCGATTACACCCTTGAAAACAATGCCGTTGAAACGTGCATTCCATTGATTGATGGTGTTCCTTATCCAAGTGCGAACACCGCCGGGCAAATGAATGCCGGGCTTGACATAATCAACACGTTGTGCAAGTTCTATGGCGTTTGCGCCCCGATATTCATTGATAACCGGGAATCGGTCAATGATATTATCGAAACAGAAAGTCAGATTATCAACCTTGTTGTCAATAAGGACAACTTTTTAACAATCAAATAAATAACGCAACAATGGAAAAGAAAATTGAGAAAGGCGAATTTATTTCACAGGTGGAAACATTCGCACGTATGATGTCAGAAATGACAAGTGAAAAGGATGGTGTAAAGCGCGGTCTTATAATCCTTGCGTCCGAATCCGTGGAAAGTGAGGATGGCACAAAACAGATTGTGGCGGTCATGGGGCATGGCGGAAAGGTCGTTGAATCAATCGCCGCATTAGCGTTGCAGGAAAAAGGCAAGGAACTTATTACGGCAGGAGTAAAAGAAGCCGCCTTGAAAGAACTTATTGAAAAATTCGGGGGGGTATCTAACACTATTCATCAACAAGTAAATTGAACAGATATGAACGAAATTCAGAAAACAGAAAAGCAGGGGCAAGCATTGACGGTTGCCGCCCCCGTGCAAGTCGGGTTCAACTTCTTTGACCCGGTGCAATTTGAAACAATGCAACGTGTGTGCAGGATGTTTGCCAATTCGGAACTTGTGCCGGATATGTACAAGGTGACGGACAAAAACCCAATCGAAAAGGCGATGGCAAATTGCATGATTGCCATTGAGATTGCCCAACGTATCGGCGCAAGCCCCTTGATGGTCATGCAAAACATGGTGCCGATATACGGCAAGCCGTCTTGGTCTTCAAAATTCCTTGTCGCCACCGTGAACACTTGCGGACGCTTCAAGCCCTTGAAATACCGCTTCACCGAAAAAGGGATGCTTGGCATGGTTGATTATGTCGAATACACGAAAGTATGGGTGAACGGTCAGAACGGACGGGGCTATTACAAGAATGAAGCCGCGACCAAGCAGTTTGACGGGCGCAAGATGATGGACATTGAGTGTGTCGCCTATACGAGCGCAAAGGGTTCGGAAGAAGTCTTGGAAAGTTCGCCCGTGTCAATTCGCCTTGCAATCCAAGAGGGTTGGTTTACAAAGAACGGTTCAAAATGGCAGACCATGACCAAACAGATGCTAATGTATCGTGCGGCTTCATTCTGGACAAGTGCTTATGCCCCCGAATTGTCAATGGGTATGCGTACCGTTGAGGAATACCAAGATATTGTCGATGTCGATTATCAGGAAGTCGGGGCGGAAGTTGAAGCCGAAAAGCACGACAACGCCAACAAGGTGCAAATCGGGGTTGATTTGGCGCAAGGAAGCGACAAGACCACGGCGACAATAATTGACCCGGAAACGGGCGAAATCAAGGCGGTGGATGATGCAAAACCCGCGCCCGCGAATGATGAAGCGGCACAATCGCCGACACCACAACCCCAACCCGGTTTCTAACAATCAAAATCCGAAAGGCTATGGAATTGAAAATTTTGGGTTCAAGTTCAAAGGGCAATTGTTACTTGCTTGACAATGGCGATGATTGCTTGATGATAGAATGCGGCATTCCGTTCAAGGACGTGCAAAAGGCGGTCAATTTCGACATTTCCCGCATTGCTGGTGTAATCATATCACACGAGCATGGCGACCATGCCAAACACGCCGGAAAGTGCCTTGAAGCGCAAATTCCGTGCTATATGTCACAAGGTACGAAAGACGCATTGCATTTGCCGCAAACCCGGCTTGTCCGGGTGATGGATGAATTGAAAATGTACAAAATCGGCAATTTCAAGGTTCAGCCATTCGCAACCCAACATGATGCCAAAGAGCCTTTCGGATTCTTGATTTACCACAATGAATGCGGCTTGGTCTTGTTCGCGACTGATACATATTACTTGCATTACACCTTTCAGGGATTGAACAACATCTTGATTGAATGCAATTACCGTCAAGACATATTGGATGCCAATGTTGAAGCGGGCAAATTGCCGATGGCATTACGGGCAAGGACTATGAAAAGCCATTGCAGCTTTGACACTTGCCGGGAAACATTGCTTGCAAACGACTTGTCAGGCGTGAACAACATTGTCTTGATACACCTTTCGGATGGCAATGCGAATACAAAGGAGTTCAAGCAAGGAATTGAAGAAGCAACGGGCAAGACCATCCACATTGCGGAAAGTGGAATGACAATTTCAAATTTCAATAAATCACCATTTTAATTTTCAGAGTATGAAGAAGTTTCTTTTAAGACAAAAAGGCATTGAAAAAGCCATTGGAAAGTTTGATTCAAAGGTTGAAGCCGTTGATGTGATGGACGGTTACATTGAGGACAACAACGAAGATTTGGATTCGGACGATGAGGGGTATTTGACCCCGTTTGATTTCACCCTTGATGAAATCGAGGATAAGGAAATCAACGAGCTTGTGACCAACTATGAGGAAGCCCGGAAGTATCTTGGCGGCAAGCCGAATGCGGATTTTAACGTAACAAAGAAGCTGCAATCGAACAATTGCTTGGATTTGTCCGGCGTTGCCCACTTGGTTGATGAAATGAACCCGCGACACCTCAAAGCACTTGCCGCATTGAACAAGTTGTTCACCATTGCGGAAGCATGGAACAAGGCGGATGATTTCGTGCCGGATTTCAGCAACACCAACCAATACAAGTATTACCCTTGGTTTGTATATGACCGGGATGCTGCGGGGTTCGTGTCTGCGTCTACGACTTATACGGCTACGTTTACGATTGCGTATTTCGGTTCTCGGCTTTGCTTTAAGACCGCAAATCGGGCACGGCAATTCGGTGAAATGTTCGCCGACTTGTACAACGAAGTGTTCCTTTTCAAATGACAGGTGTTTCATAGTAAAACGGATAAGATATGGATAAAGAACTTGGGCAAGAATACAAGAACCCGATTCAACGTGAAGCATTCTTGAAAGACAATTGCGATGGTTGCGAACAAAAGGGCTACATGAAGCCATACAGCCCGGAAGAATTGCAAGGGCATAAAGAAAAACTTGCCAACGTGTCGATTGAGATTGAAGAACTTGAAAACGAGAAGAAAGAAGCGATGGAGATTTTCAAGGGCAAGTTGAAGCCCTTGCAGGAACAGCGCAAACAGATGGTTTCCAATATCAAGGCAAAGGCGGAATATGTGACCGAAATATGTTACAGGTTCACCGACCAAGAAACAAAGGAAACCGGGTACTACAACAAGGACGGCAAATTGGTTGAGAGCCGCCCGGCGACCGCCGATGAACTGCAACCGACCATCTTTGGCGTGGTTCGCAACCTCAATCAACCAACAGGAACGGACAATTAACATCTAAATTTTTGAATTATGGACAACGAAAAATTGCAAATCAACCTTGCGCCCGGAATGAGCAAAGCGGAACTTGTCATTCGTGAGGGTGCAGCACCCAAAGAACTTGAACCCAAAGCCCCCGTCAAAACCAACTTGAAAGGCGTAATCGGGGCGGTCGTTGAATACCTCAAAAAGAGAATCAACGCCGGGCAATTTGAACAAAAGGATTGCCACATTCTTGTGAACCGTGACACAATCGAAATCACCTTGATTACGAATGAAGCGGACGAATACAGGCGTGGCGAAATCACGGGCAAATTGAGTTACAACCCCAAGTTCATTGAATTTGGCATTAACGCCAACAAGGTGTGGACACCAACGGAACTTGGCTTGTTTATCAAGATGAACCGGGCATTCTTTGCCGACCGCAACGAAAACATGAAGTTGGTGTCAAGCCTGATGAACTTCACCGCCGATGTGAACAACAAGATTGAAAGGGCGGTCAAGGAAAACGGCAACCGCACGGACAATTTCGCCCAAATGGTAAGTTCCAACTTGCCCGATTCGTTCACCATCCAAATGCCCATCTTCAAGGGTATGCCGCCCGAAACAATAGAGGTGGAAACATTCGCACAGGTGAACGGGCGTGAAGTCGCCTTTGTCTTGTTGTCGCCGGGCGCACAAGCAACGCTTGAAGATTTGCGTGACAAGGTGATTGATGAACAATTGGAGCAAATAAGGGAGATTGCGCCGGAAATCGCAATCATTGAAGTTTAACCGAATGCCCCCGGCTTGCTTTGTCGGGTCGGGGGCTTTAATTGTCGCAACAATGAATAAGGATTTGAAAATAACATTGGAATCCCTTGTGGCAAGGTACAACACAACGGCATTCATGGATAATGACCCGGTGTTGTTTCCGCGTTGCTTCTTGGGCAAGACCAAACAAGATATTGAAATCGCCGCATTCCTTGCTTCAACAATCGCTTGGGGTAATAGGAAACAGATAATGAACGGTTGCCGGAAGATGCTTTTTGACATTATGGATGGCAAGCCTTATGATTTCGTGATGCAACACAAATGGGAACAAATAGACCCCGAATGCAGCATTCACCGCACGTTCTTTGGACGTGATTTGGCGTATATGTGCAAGGGGTTGCATTCCATATTCATTGAAAGTTATTCGTTTGAATATGTGTTCATCCAAAGCGGTTGCAATGTTTGGAAAGGTTTTGAAACATTGCGTGAAATGTTTGCAAAAGCCAATGGTGGTAAATACTCAAAGCACCTTTCCAACCCGACACCCAACAGACACAAGGGCGGTTCGGCTTGCAAACGCTTGAATCTGATGTTGCGTTGGTTATGCCGACAAGATGGCATTGTTGATTTGGGCATTTGGCACGAATTGACCCCCGACAAGCTGATGATGCCCCTTGATGTTCATGTCGCCCGTGTGGGGCGTGAATTGGGCTTGATTACACGGCAAGGCAACGACCGCAAGACCGTTGAGGAATTGACCCGCAATTTGGCGGTTTTCGACCCCAAAGACCCTTGCAAGTATGACTTTGCGTTGTTCGGTATCGGTGAATCACAAAAACACGTCAAGCGATGAAAGAAGTGTATTATTTCCAACATGATTACAATGCCCGGAATGACCCAAAATTGCAAGACGTGTTGATTGAACACGGTGCGGCGGGTATCGGTGTATTTTGGTGCATTGTCGAGCAACTATATGAACAAGACGGGTTCTTGCCCTTGAAGTCGTGCAAAAGCATTGCATTTGCATTGCACGTGGAAAGCAAGGTTGTTGAAAGTGTAGTGCAAGACTTCGATTTGTTCCAAAATGATGGCGAAAAGTTTTGGTCAAAGTCAGTAAATGCACGTCTTGAAAAGCGCAAAACCATTTCGGAATCAAGAAAACTTGCCGCCATAAAGCGTTGGCAATCAATGCAAAATCAGCAAACGCAATGCAAAACGGATGCAAATGCAATGCAAGATATATCCAAAGAAAAGAAAAGGAAAGAAAAGGAAAGTAAAGAATCTAATAATATAGAGAGGGAAAAAGCAAAAACCGTCAAACGGTTTTGCCCCCCTACTATTGAAGAAGTACAATCCTACATTCAAGAAAAGGGATATTCGGTTGATGCGGAAGCATTCATTGCGTTCTATCAAAGCAAAGATTGGATGATTGGCAAAAACAAGATGAAAGATTGGCGAATGGCGGTTGTCACATGGTCAAAGCGTGACAATATGCGCCCGGCAAGAAAAGCAAGTGTAACCAAAAAGTGCAATGACGAATGGATGTAAAAGAAACCATAACAGACAAGGACGGCAAGCAAAAGACCGTGAAAGTGCAGATGCCAAGTGCCGGTCGCATTTTGGAAGCCGTGAAGCAACGTGGGTTGTTTGTCGGCATTACCCGTTACCAATACTTGCAATATGATGTCGAAGAAGCATTGAAGATTGTTGAAGCAATCGGCAAAAGCCGGAATCCAAAGTTCGTGATTGACGATGAAAACCGCTTCACTTACGAAAACTTCATCAAATGGTGTCATTGCGACACGTCAATGCAATGCCTTGACCCTGACACAAGGCAAGTTGTTCCGGGGCATTTGAAACGCGGTATCTACATTGCCGGAAACACGGGTTCGGGCAAATCATGGTGTCTTGAAATCATGCTTGCATATAGTGCCGCATGGGGTTTCCGGGTGTCAATGGAGAAAGACAACAACACGACACGCCCTTTGTGGTGGGTGACGTTCCGGGCTGATGAGATATGCGACAAGTTCATTGAGGATGGGAACATTCAAAGGTACAAATCGCAAGGCATTCTTGGCATTCAGGATTTAGGCAGCGAGCCGCAAGAATCAATGTACATGGGCAACCGTCTTGACGTGTTGCGGAACGTGCTTGAATACCGGGGCGACAAGACGGACGAATTAACCCTTATCACTTCAAACCTTAAAATCAACGGTGAAGCACTTTCCAACAGGTATGGCGACCGTGTGGCAAGCCGACTTCGGGAAATGTGCAATTATTTTGAAATCAAAGGAAAAGACAGACGTAAAATTTAACAACTATGATTACGAAAGAAACAGCAAGGCAAATTTACAATTGCCACCAACAGATTGAAGAAATCGGAAAAATCAAGTCCGAAATGTGCGAGGAAGTCAAAAAGGCGCGTGAACGTGCGGCGAAAGACCCGCGCCCCATTGCTGAAAATGAAACAAGTTTCGGCAAATATGGAAAGGGAATGCAATTGGGTGTTCCTGACGGTATATGTTCATCAATGCGCATTTTCAACATTTCGCCCGAAATTGCCATTCAGGTGATGGATGAACAAGTTGAAGTCTTGAAAAAGCGACTTCAAGAACTTAAAGTGATTGCAAAAATAGAACTTGAAGCAGATGGCAAATGAAGAATTGAAACAGGCATTGGGTGATGATTATGTGATTATTGCCCGTGGAAAAGCGGCGAAATCGACCACCGTTGCGATAGTCTTTGCGAGGGCTTATATTGTGATGATGCGTTGGACGCTTTCTTGGATGAAAACCAAGGTTTCTTTGATGATGATGCGGAATAATTAACTAATAACTTTATAAAAATGGACGGTATTATCATTCAACAAGATGCGGTCTATAAGACCGAAAAAGGAACACCCGTGACCGATTCTTTGAAGGTGTCACAAGTGTTTGACAAGCAACACAAGAATGTGTTGAAAGCCATTAGGAATTTGGCGGCTCAAAATTTAGCCGCGAAAAATTGGTTCTTTGAAACAACGTATGTTGATATGCGGGGGCAAACACAACCGATGTTCATAATGACCCGTGACGGCTTTTCCTTGCTTGCAATGGGTTTGACAGGTGCAAAAGCAATGCAATTCAAGGTTGCATTCATTGAGCAATTCAACGCGATGGAAAAGGTTGTCAGGCAAGCAATGCAACCGACCACCACCCCGGCGATACCTCAATCATTCGCGGAAGCATTACGCCTTGCAGCGGCACAGGCGGAACAAATCGAGCGGCAGCAAAAGCAGATTGAAGCCGATGCACCCCGTGTCTTATTCTCACAAGCGGTTAAAACCGCGAAACAATCCGTGCTTATCGGCGAACTTGCCAAGATAATATGCCAAAACGGGGTTCAGACGGGCGAAAAGCGGCTTTTTCAATGGATGCGCGATAACGGCTATTTGTGCCAACACGGTGAAAGATACAATCAACCGACCCAAAAGGCAATGGAAATGGGCTTGTTTGAAATCAAGAAAACGACCATTCAGAAGCCTAACGGCGACACCCTTATTTCCAACACGACCAAAGTAACGGGCAAGGGTCAAGTGTATTTCGTGAATAAGTTTTTGCATAACAACCAAAAGAACTTGCAGCCATGAGGATATACATATCAGGAAAGATAAGTGGCTTGCCATATAAGGAAGCCGAACAAAGGTTTGAAGATGCGGAAGCCTTATTGACGGAACTTGGCTTTGAAGTGATTAACCCCTTGAAGAATGGTCTTGCAGCCCATGAAGAATGGATAAAACACTTGTGCAAGGACATTGAAATGTTGCATTTGTGCGATGCAATCTACATGATGGATAATTGGACTACTTCAACCGGGGCTTCAATAGAATTTGATTTCGCCAACCGCACGGGCAAGGACGTATTGTTTGAATCAAACATAATCATTCTAAATGATGAATACAAAGCAGTCATGCGCATTCAAAACGCAATCCACGAAGTGACCGGGTTACGCTTCAATCAGTATATCACCAAGTCGCGCAAGCGTGAGGGGGTATTTGCCCGAATGATATTCGTGTATCATTGTCGCAAGCGCAAAATGAAGTTGATACAGATTGCGAAATACGTTCACCGTGACCATTCTTCGATGCTTCACTTGTTGAAGAAATACGAAGATGATTTCAAGTATAACCCACAATTCCGTGAATTGGCAACAAGAGTAAACAATATATTGAATAGAACTAATGAAAGCGCATAAATTCGATTACCGTTGGACTTTGAAAGATGCCCGTTTTACCAAGGATAAAGGGGTGGTCTTTTCATGTTTCTCTTGTGGGGGGGGCAGTTCGATGGGTTACAAACTTGCCGGGTTTGATGTAATCGGGTGTAATGAAATAGACCACCGTATGATGTACGCATATTGTCAGAATCACAACCCCAAGTTTCCTTTCCTTGAACCGATACAGACATTCAAGGATAGACAGGACTTGCCGCCCGAATTGTACAACCTTGACGTGCTGGACGGGTCGCCGCCTTGTTCCACGTTTTCGGTCGCCGGAAGCCGTGAAGAAGCATGGGGCAAGATGAAGCACTTTCGAGAGGGTCAGGCGGCGCAAGTGCTTGACACCTTATTTTTCGACTTCATAGACCTTGCAAAGAAGCTGCAACCAAAGGTCGTTGTTGCCGAAAATGTCAAGGGGTTGTTGCTTGGTGAAGCCAAGGAGTATGTAAGGCGGATATATGAGGGCTTCGAGGATGCCGGGTATTATTGCCAACATTGGTTGCTTGACGCTCAAAAGATGGGTGTTCCGCAAAGGCGTGAACGTGTGTTCTTTGTCTGTTTGCGGAAAGACCTTGCCGCCCCGTTCTTGGTGATGCAAGACCTTTTCAACGAAGTGCCGAAATTAGACCTTGATTTCAACGAGCCGCCAATAATGTTTGGTGAAGTCGCCGACTATTCAGGGCGTGAAATCAATTCAAGGGTGATGCGCCTTTTGTGGGATAACCGCAAGGATGGTGACAGCAACCAAGGTGATGCGAATGAAAGGTTGTTCGGCAAAGGGTCGAACTTCAATCAGGCTTATGTGTACCCGGACAAGATATGCCCGACACTTGCAAGCAAGGAATCATGCTTGATTCACTTTGTGCAACCCAAGTTCCTTGCCAAAAGTGAAGTGTGTTGCATTTCATCCTTTCCGCAAGACTACAATTTCGGCGGTCAGTCACCCCATTATGTGTGCGGAATGTCCGTGCCACCCGTGATGATGGCACAAGTCGCAAGCCGCATTTGGGAACAATGGTTATCGAAGATTTAGCAAATAATGTTTCACTATAAAACAAAAGCAGAAAATGAAACTTCTATTTTTTGACCTTGAAACGACCGGGGTAAATCCCGGCAAGAACGGAATCCATCAAATATCGGGTGAAATCGTGATTGATGGGGTTTCCAAAGAACAATTTGATTTTCACGTTCAGCCCAACCCCAAGGCGATAATCGAAGAAGAAGCCTTGAAAGTCGCCGGGGTGACACGTGAACAAGTGTTGGCATACCCGCCAATGCGACAGGTGTATTCGGAATTTGTCGCGATGCTTGGCAAGTACGTTGATAAGTACAATAAGAAAGACAAGTTCTTTTTGGTCGGCTACAACAACGCGGCTTTTGACAATCAGTTTTTGCGCGGTTTCTTCTTACAGAACAGCGACAATTACTTTGGGTCTTGGTTCTGGTCGAATACCATTGATGTGATGGTGCTTGCGTCCGCATATCTTGCGACACGCCGCCCCGACATGGAGAATTTCAAGTTGTCCACGGTCGCCAAAACGCTTGGCGTTGATGTCGAAAGTGAATCATTGCACAATGCCTTGTATGACATTAACTTGACAAAGGCGGTGTTTGACATAGTGACGGGTCGAATATGAATGTTGAAACATACGGGAAAATCCGGCTTGTGAATGCCGATTGCATGGAAGTGATGCGGGGATTGCCTGACAATGCCTTTGACCTTGCAATATGTGACCCGCCTTATGGGTTGGGTATTGATGGGCAAAAGGAATGTATCTGCAAGAACCCAAAGCACAACCGCAAGCAGCATGACAAAAAGGATTGGGATAAATTACCCCCCCCGAATACTTCACGGAACTTCAAAGGGTCAGCAAAAACCAAATCATTTGGGGTGCTAACTACTTTGTAAAATACTTGTCGAAAGGCACAAAGGGTTGGATATGTTGGTTCAAAGGACAAACCGGGCTAACAATGTCAGATTGCGAACTTGCTTATTCATCCTTTGATTGCCCGACAAGGGTTGTGACAATAAACCGTTGCGAACTTGCAAAGCAACAAACGATTCATCCGACCGAAAAGCCCATCAAACTTTATGGGTGGTTGCTGATGAATTATGCAAAGCCGGGTGATAGAATCCTTGACACGCATTTGGGGTCGGGTTCAATTTGCATTGCAGCGCATGACTTGGGGTTTGAAATGTTGGGGATTGAACTTGACCCCGGTTATTTCAATGCCGCAAAGCAACGGTTGTTGTACCACCAAGCACAATTAAAGTTATTCTAAAACAAGTAAAGATTATGACTTACAACGATTTGACCGAAAAAGTGCATTCCAATGCCATAAAGCATGGCTTTTGGGATGAAAGAAGAAGCAACGAACATTGTTTGATGCTTGTTGTTACCGAAATCGCCGAAATGGTGGAAGCCGACCGCAAGGGCGACAAAGCCGGGGTCGGTGCAAAGCTGATTATCAAACAGGACATGGGGAAAGGCAAAGCATTTGAAGATGCGTTTGAAGCAATCATAAAGAATACCGTTGAAGATGAAATGGCAGATGTCGCCATTCGCCTTTTCGACCTTGCCGGGGCATTGGGTATTGACTTCGAGAAAATGAAGCCTTGCCGATATTACCGGGCATTCGACAAGTTCAGCTTTACCGAAAACGCTTTTGCCTTGTGCAAAGGTCTTTCCCGTGACGTGATAGGTATTGAAAAGCGTATTCAATTCGGCATTGCTTATGTCAATGAATGGGCAAAGTCTTTGGATATAGACTTGTGGTGGCACATTATGCAGAAAATGCGCTACAATGAAAGCCGCCCAATCCGGCACAATAAAGCGTATTGATAAAGCAAATGCAATGCACTTGCATAACAAAAGGAAAGTATTTGTATAACTTAAAAACAAACGTATATGTTTCAATGTGAAGTAATTGGCAATATCGGGAATGATGCCGAAATCAAGGATTTCAGCGGCAAAAAGTATGTGTCATTCAATGTCGCCCATTCCGAAAGGAAAAAGGATGCCCAAGGGGTCGTGAATGAATCAACGGTGTGGGTGTCCGTCCTTTGGTACGGTGACGGCGGCGGTCTTACGCAATACTTGAAAAAGGGGTGCAAAGTGTTTGTCCGGGGGCGTTTGTCCTTAAAGACCTATCAAGACAAGCACGGGAACACCCAAATCGCCGTCAATGTCAATGCGAATGAAGTAACCTTGTGCGGTCTGAAAGGCGAAAGCCAACAACAGGGCGCAACGGCAGCACAGACGGCACAGCCCCAACCATCCGACAATGCAAATGATGATTTGCCGTTTTAATGCTTGTGGCTTATGAAATGCAGATATGACAATATCATTGCCATTGACCCCGACAAGGACAAATCGGGCGTGGCGTTCCTCAAACCGACAACACGGCAATTGGAAGTGTCAAACTTGACCTTTCCGTGCCTGATGGATTACTTGCAATTCTGCAAAAAGACAAGTCTTGAAAAGCAAGAAACGGTCATTGTCGTTGTTGAAGCCGGGTGGATGGTCAGGAAAAGCAATTTCCATGAAGCGCAAGGACACCGGGCGGAAAAAATCGCAAAGGATGTCGGCGCGAACCATGAAACAGGGCGCAAGATTATCGAAATGTGCAAGCATTACGGGCTTGAAGTCTTGGCACACGCCCCGTTGGTGAAGTGTTGGAAAGGGAAAGACCGAAAAATCACGCATGAAGAATTGGCTTCATTCACGGGATTGACCGGGCGAACCAATCAAGACGGGCGCGATGCGGCTTTGCTTGCATGGGTGTTTTCGGGCTTGCCTATCCGGGTAAAAGTTGAATAACTTGTGCTTAACTTTTTTTCTAAAAGGGTGTGTCATTGTGATACACCTTTTATTTTTGCATTTGCATTGCAAACTAAATTCAAAAGTAAATGAAACCAATTGATTTTCCGCAATCCACAAAGGTATTGCAAAAGCCGTCCACCATGTCGGACAAGGAATGTTCATCTTTGCACGTATGGAATGACGGCAAACAATGTGTTTCTTGTTGGAAGCCGACTTTCAAGGAACGTATCAACATTTTGTTCGGCGGCAAAGTGTGGCTTGGTGTCCTTTCAGGCAAGACTCAACCGCCCGTCTTTGTGTCGGGTGAAGCGGTGTTCAACAAACAGCCCCTAAAAGACCGAATTTCGGCTTTTCTTTCGGAAGTAAAGGAAAGTATCATTGAAGCATGGGAAAGCCTTGCAGAAGCCGCCAAACACCCCGACAAACGAAAGCATTTCATTGTCGGTGCAATCATTGCCCTTGTCGTGGGTGTCTTGTTCGGTGCTTTGGTCGGCTTCATAGCCGGAAGCCTTGCCGGGGCAATCAAGGAATGGTGGGATTCCAAAGGACACGGCACGGTTGAACTTATGGACTTTGTTTTCACCGTTATTGGGGCTTTGTGCGGGGCTTTGGTCGCCCTGATGATTTGTGCATTGTTCAACATCAATTCCGTATTGTCATGGCTACTAAAATAATTGAAGCGAGCATTGACACGCTTATTCCCGACAACAAGAATTTCAACAAGGGAACGGAGTTTGGCGAACACTTGATGGATAAGTCCTTGCGTGAATTTGGGCTTGGTCGGTCAATCCTTATCGACAAGAACAACCGCATTATCGCAGGGAACAAGACCGCCGAAAAAGCCGCCGACATAGGCTTTGACAATGTTATCATTGTAGAAACCGACGGCAATTCACTTGTGGCGGTCAAGCGCAAGGATATTGACCTTGATTCGGCAAAAGGACGTGAACTTGCCCTTGCCGACAATGCAACAAGCAAAGCAAACCTTTCCTTTGACACGGACTTGATAATGCAAGAAGCTGAAAGGTTTGACTTTGACCCGGAAGATTGGGGCGTTGCATTGGATGCCCAAGAGGAAAGCGAGGATGAAGAAGAAAGCCCGGCAAAAAAGGTGATTGACACAAGGTTGATTGTTGAATGTGGGGATGTTGCCAAATTGTCGTTGTTATTCAACGAGTTACAAGAAAGGGGCTTCAAGTGTGAATTGAAAGAATAAAGTTATGAAAGTGACAAAATCAGACTAAAAAAGGCATAACATGGCGAAATACGGTAAGAAGATAGTTGAAAAGATTGTCGGACTTGTCAAGTCGGACACGTTCACCATTGCCGAAATATGCCGCCAAGTGGGTATCACCCCCAAGACTTACCATCAATGGATTGATGATTATCCCGACTTTGCCGCCGCTATTGAACAGGCAAAGGATGAACGGATGCAATTCTTTGTTCAGGAAGCCAAGAAATCCTTGTTGAAGAAGATACAAGGGTACGAAGTGACCGAAACAAAGGTTGTCACCATTCCAAGCAAGCAAAAGGATGAAAAGGGCAACCCCAAGCCGATTATTAAGGAACAAACGACCACGAAGAAGCATATTCAGGCGGACACGGCGGCAATCATATTCACTTTGACCAACGGCGACCCGGAACATTGGCGCAACAGGCAGACAACGGAAGTCACGGGCAAGGATGGAAAGGATTTGTTCGCGGGCAAGTCAGATGAAGAATTGGATAATGAAATTGCGGAACTGAAAAGGAAGTTGGAATAATGGCGCAAAGAGGTGACAAGATAAGGTATTGCAAGGCTTTGAAAGAACGGCTTATTCGTGAAAGCCGTTCCGATTTGTTGCGTTTTACCCTTGCCACAATGCCCACGTTCCGCCCGGCGGACTTTCACCGCCGATATTACAAGGTCTTGACGGATTTTGCGCAAGGTAAAATCCGCAAACTAATGGTGTTCATGCCGCCGCAACATGGAAAGTCGGAGGGTTCGACAAGGCGTTTGCCCGCATTCCTTTTGGGCAATGACCCCGAAAAGCGGTTGGCGATTGTGTCTTACAATGCCCCCAAAGCAAGGAAATTCAACCGCGAAATCCAACGAATAATCGACACGCCCGAATATCACGACATATTCCCGGAAACAAACCTTAATGCCGCCAACGTGACCACGATTGCGGGGTCTTGGTTGCGCAATGCGGATGAATGCGAGATTGTAGGACACCGGGGCGGCTTCAAGACGGTAGGTGTCGGCGGTGCTTTGACGGGTGAACCCGTGGACATTCTTATCATGGATGATATTTACAAGGATGCGAAAACGGCATGGTCGCCCATTGTCCGTGAAAGTGTGTCCGACTGGTACGATACGGTTGCCGAAACCCGACTTCACAATGATTCCCAACAATTGATTGTGTTTACCCGTTGGCATGAAGATGATTTGGCGGGTACGTTATTGCGGCAACAAGGCGTGTATGATGCGGAAAGCAACCCCGATGGGTGGGTTGTTGTCGTTTATAAGGCTATCAAAGAGGGCAAGCCGACCGAATACGACCCACGCAAAGAGGGTGAAGCCCTTTGGGAAGAAAGACACAACTTGAAGAAGTTGCAAGCGATACGCAAGCGCAATCCGCAAGTGTTTGAATCCTTGTACCAACAAGACCCGCAACCACGTGCCGGGCTTATGTATGAAAGCGGCTTTGTTGAATACACCATTCGCCCGGCGACAAAGTATGTCAAACGGAAATGTTATGTCGATACGGCGGACACGGGCGCGGATTACTTGTGTGCCATTGTCTATGATGAAACGGATGTCGCGAACTATGTTGTCGATGTCCTTTACACGACACGCCCGGTTGAATATACAGAACCCGCCCTTGCAAAGATGCTGACGAAACACGGTGTCGCCTTGTGCATTGTGGAAGCCAACAACGGTGGTCGCCTTTTCAAGAACAATGTTGAAAAGCAATGCCGACTTATGGGCAATGGTAAAACGACATTCACGGCATTTCATCAAACGGAAAACAAGGACACACGCATTTATCAGCATTCGGCGATGGTGCAAAACCTTACGTTCATGCCGCAAGGGTGGAAAACCTTGTTCCCTGAATTTGCCAAGGCGATATGCGGTTATCTGAAAGCCGGGCAAAATGAACATGATGATGCCCCCGATGCCCTCACGGGAACAATCGAAAAGAGGGCAAACACCCGTAAATCAGATGTTGCGGGTCTTTTTGGATTTTAATGTGTTTCACTATAAAACAAAACAGATATGCCAATCGAAGAAATTTTCAAGAAAGCAACGGCAAATGATGTGATTTCGGAATTGAAGTCTTGCCGTTTTATCCCGCAACCCGATGTGGAACGTGCGGAAAAGGCACTTAACCCCAAGTTGCATGATATTAACGACCCGGTTATTCGCAAGGATAAGCGGGTGAAGATTGATGCGGATGATGAAGCGGAATCAGCGCAAAAGATTATCACGGTTGATGGCGAAAGAACCAATTACAGGACGGAAAAGGTCGCAAGAATTGCCCTTGCCATTCAACGCCTGATTATCAACCGTGCCGTTTCATTCTGTTTCGGCAACCCAATCAACTACAATGCGACCCCAACCAATGACAATGAAGCGTTGATTCTTCATGCTTTGAACCGCATTTTGTATGATGTGAAGTGCAATTCCCTTAACCGCAAAATCGGACGTTCAATTTTCGGTTACAAGGAATGTGCGGAGTATTGGTACACGGTCGAAAAGCCCAATAAGAAGTATGGATTCAATTCAAAGCACAAGTTGCGTTGCGCCTTGTTTTCGCCCGCTTACGGCGATATGCTTTACCCCTATTTTGACGAAACGGGCGACATGGTAGCCTTTTCACGCGCTTTCAGCCGAAAGGATGCAGGGGAAAACGCCGTTGATTACTTTGAAACGTTCACGGACAAGGAACATTGGTTGTGGATTAACGGGGCGAATGGATATGAAGCCGCGCCGGGTTATCCAAAGCCTATCACAATAGGCAAAATCCCTATCATTTACGGACACCAACCCAAGTTTGAAACGGAAGATGTGGACAAGCTGATTGACCGTTTGGAAACCTTGTTGTCGAACTTTGCCGACACCAACGACTATCACGCAAGCCCCAAGATATTCACAACGGGTTTAATCAAAGGATGGGCAAAGAAAGGTGAAAGTGGTGCGGTCATTGAGGGTGAAGATGGCGCGACAATGCAATATGTGTCTTGGCAATCCGCCCCGGAAGCCGTCAAGTTGGAGATTGAAACCCTTTTGAAGATGATTTATACAATCACCCAAACGCCGGATATTTCGTTTGATTCGGTCAAGGGGCTTGGGGCTATAAGCGGCATTGCATTGAAGTTGCTTTTCATGGATGCCCATCTAAAAGTTCAAGACAAACGGGAAATCTTCGATGATTATTTGCAACGCCGTGTGAATGTCATTCTTGCCTATATCGGCAAGATGAACAACGCATTGGAAACGGATTGTGAAACAATTGCCATTGAACCCGAAATTGTGCCGTATATGCTTACAAGTGAGATTGACGAATTGAACTATTGGCTTACGGCTAATGGCAACAAGCCCGTCATATCGCAAGAAGAATCGGTCGAGAAAGCCGGGCTTTCAAGCAATGTCGAATTGACCATGCAGAAGTTGAAAGACCAAGCGACAACCGAAAATTCTTTCATAATCAGTGAACCACAACTTGAAATGGATGCGTGATGAAAAGGAAGATTGTTAAGGAAGCACCGAAACATCAATGCCGGGATTGTACGCATTCGTATGATTGGCATGAAAAGGATTGGAAAGGGGATTTGTTTATGTGCAAATGCCCTTTCCATACAGAGGGGAAATATAGCAAGTTTTTGTCAGACCCTCAATGTGAACACTTCAAATTAAGGGGCAATGGCTAAAAGGCAGAAAGTAAAGCGGTTTTCGGTGCAATCATACGATGCCGCACATTACAGGCAGACGGAACAATACACGCAAGCCGTTGATGCCTTGTTTGACCGCGCCACCAATGAGATTGTAAGGGCGGCGGCAAAGGGTCAATATGACCCCGACAAGCCGTTTTCCTTTGATGATTATCCAAGTGTGAAGGCGTTAATGCAAAGCGTCACGAAGCAGCTTGCAAGCCGCATTACAACGGTTATTGAATCGGGGTCAAAGAAGCAATGGTTGTTTGCTTGCAGCAAAAACGATGGCTTCATTGCTTCAATCCTTGAAACAAGCAAGTTGAGCAAAGCACGGTTGAAGAAGATGCAAGACCAAAATTTGGATGCCTTGAAAACCTTTCAGGGGCGCAAGGTTGAGGGCATGAACCTTTCGCAACGTGTGTGGAAGTATGTTGGGCAATACCGTGAACAACTTGAAGCCGCCATTGATGCCGGATTGGGCGAGGGTCGGAGCGCGGCACAACTTTCAAGGGATGTCCGGCAAAACTTGCGTGACCCGAACCGATTGTTCCGCCGTGTGCGTGATAAGCGGGGCAACCTTGTGTTGTCAAAGGCTGCAAGGGCATTCCACCCCGGACGTGGCGTTTACAGGTCAAGCGCAAAGAATGCCGCCCGGCTTACACGGTCGGAAATCAATATGGCGTACCGTGAAAGCGATTATTTGCGTTGGCAAAGCCTTGATTTTGTCGTTGGCTTTGAGGTGAAACGGTCGAACCATGAACCATTGTGCGATTGCGACATTTGCGAAAAGCTGCAAGGGCGTTACCCCAAGCACTTCAAGTTTAAGGGCTGGCACCCACAATGTATGTGTTACGCCGTGCCAATCCTGATGGATGAAGAAACCTTTGATGAGAACGAGTTGGGCGACCTCAAAGCGGCTTTGCGTGGCACTCAATACAAGCGTTTGGAAGCCAAGAATGTTGTTGTCGATGTGCCGGACGGCTTCAAAGAATGGGTCAAGGAACACGAAGAAGCGCAAGCCAATTGGAGTTCGACACCCTATTTCATCAAAGACAACTTCAAGGACGGCAAGTTATCCAAAGGGTTGAAGTTTGACACCCAACAGATTGACCCGGTGCAAAGGCAGCTTGATGCCCTTATGCCGCAAATCACCCAAGCAAGAATGTTGGCGAAAAAGTGGGGCATGGCAGACCAATTAAATATGCTTGAAACGTATGTCACCAACAAGGATATTACGAGAATACAAAGCCGAATTGCAACCATCCAATTGAAAGCGGCTGAAATGCAATCGGCTGAAAGTGACATTCGGGCAAAATGCAGTGAATGGGGATTAAGCACATTTGTTCTTGACACGGCAATGAAAGTACCCGAACACAACGCCATTACAAGGGCTATTGATATACTGAAAGAGCGTGTCGAAAAGGCAAAAGAAGAATATGAAGCATTCATCCATGATGCCAACGAAGCAATCAAGGAAGCCCGGAAATACAAGATTGATGTTGATGATATGTTGAATATCATTGCCACAATTACAGGCGACAAGCGCGAATGGGTTATGACAAAGGCTTCATGCAAAGACGCATTGATTAAGTTCCAACAGGAAATCCAAAAGGCGGTTGATGAAGCCAAGGGCAAAAGCGGCAAAGACGTTCCGCATAGAGCCGTTAAAACCGATTATAAGACGGATGCGGATGTTGATGAAACTTTCAAATCTATCAATTCAGAATTTGCAGCCGACAAATGGTTTGCCAATGGTGATTTGAAGTTGTCACCGACAACCCGGCGCGGTGTCAATGGTGATACATTCATGGATGGGCGTATAAGGCTTACCCCTGACAGATTGCAACGTGTTAAGTCGGCATTGGCTAAAATCGGACAAGGCAAGTCCGATACAATCACCGAACTTGAAGCCGATGCAATGGCAACATTTTGGCATGAAATTACGCACAACCGCAATGTTCCGGGTAATATGTATATAACAAGCACGCAAACCGATGTCATGGAAATGATGAATGAGTTTGTGGCAAGAAAGACATTGCCGGAATTTTATTCTAAACTTGGGTGTGTCAAGACACCGCAACCGCAATTCATCAATAATCGCGATTCAACGGGTTACAACCGCCGTGTTTTGGGGTATGATTATGTCATTCAAAAGTTGGGTCTTGACCCGGACAAGGTGTTGCAGTCTGCAAAAAAGAATCTGTTTGCCTTGAAGTATTCAGAGCAAGAAACAACGGCAATTCAAGCATTGTTGGATGGTGGACTTGACACATTCAAGGGTGCTAATGGTAAAAAGATAGGTAAAGCGCAATTGAAGAAGATTGTTGCGATGTGCCGGAGGGGTACAAGTACGACAACAATAGAAAATTACCTTAAAAATGAGGGAATTATAAAGTAACTTTGCATTATGAACCATTCAAATAACGACAATATGGATTATTCAAACTTGAAAAACAAAACAATTTATGATTTCTGCAATGATGAAAGCGTAATCAATGATTTGGTCGTGTCAAAGGAAGATTTCTTTCGTGACTTGGAAGAATATCCCTTACTTAATGCCCATGTCTTGATTGAGTATGCAGAAATGACCCACAATGATGAATTGTTGCAAGCCGTGAAAAGTCAGTATAAGGCGGAACTTGAAGCGGAAAATAACGAATGAAAGGGAAAGGGGCATTAAGCCCCAATCCCTTTTATTTTGGCGGTTTGCGGTTGGTTTTCTTGCGGTGTATTACACCCCGGTAGATAATGCACTTGTCGTTTCGATAAGGCTTGTTTTTGGTGATTCCGAAAGCCCACAACCGCGACTTTGACACGCCCAATTCAACAGGCGTGAACTTGTCGAATATGGCGGTGATAGACCCGAAATAATGATGGTCGTTGTCGCCAAAGCATACATGATACACTTTATCGCCATACATAGTCCTACAAAGTCAATGTTATTGTTGTTTCAACGAAACTTGCGACTTCTTCTTTTGCCGATTGATTCCTTACGTCCGAAATCTTAATATCAACATCCCGGATGTGGATGCCCTTGTTTTCGTCAAGGAACGTTGCAATCAATGTGTCAATTTTGGTTTCAAGTAACCTTTTCTTTCGTTTCAATTTGTTTATATCCATACGCGGTTTATTTTTATACTTCATTATTTTGTCACGGTCGGGGCAATTTTCACTTTTCGGGCAACAGATGCACCGGGCTATAATTGCATAATGTGGGTGTGTCTGATGCGGGCAAATAGGGTTGCCCAAGAAATCAACTTCAATATCTTTCTTTGTTTCTTCATTAGTACCCAACATTGGTTCTTTCCTAAAAGGGCAATGATTGTTTATGCAAAGACGGCAAACATCGTTGCAGTTTTTCCAATCTTGCGTCATATTGATTCTTTTTTCAAATTAAAGTCAAACCATTCACGGGGTGAATTGACCGCCGCTTTCTTGACTTGCCGATAAAAGGCTTTGTTCAGCTTGCGCAACCTTGCCAAGTATTCGTGCGGATGCCAACGGAAATTGGGCATTACTTCATTGTTTGCGCCATAAATGCCGCCTTGTTTCGGCTCAAAATGGGCAAAGGCGACCAAATGCCCATCCTTGACAAAAACAACGTCTTTGACGGCTTTATTTTTCAACGTGAATGCCTTGCATCCATTGTAATACTCAACAATCTTGCGTTGTTGTTCCATTGCGGTTTTGATGTTGTCCGCTTTCTTGCGCCGGAAGTTCCACATATTTTGGGCGACCTTGCGCCGAAATTCGGCAACGTTGATGGGGTCTTTCCCGGTCGCCATATCATACGGCAGCAACCCGACCGCGAACATCCGAACCGCACGGGCGAAATTCTCTTTATCAATAACCTTTTCGTGAAGTTCATTCACGAAATCAACCGTCAAGCCATACTTGCTTGCGAGTGCTTCAATGTTTGTTTCCATACGTGTAATTGTTATTTGAAATATATGTAATCTTGTTCCAACGGCATGAATGCCAATACTTCATTCGTGATTATCAGGTCATAAAGCCAAAATTGGTTGTCGCATACGCTTTGCGGCTTTTCGCCATAAAAGGCAATCCGATAATCCGTTGCCGCATTGATGCGGTGTTTCACTTTGCAAAGGCATAATGTGTTCCGCCTTGGCTTGTTGTCCGGGAAAGGAAGCCATTTGCATTCCTGATTATTCTTTTCCATATATGCTTCTTATTCTTTGGTGAATTGCGGTCTTTACAGTGTCGAATGCTTCTTTGTCCTTGTCGTATTCTTCAATGGTGCAATCACCGATAAAGTTTTCAAGGGCTTTATAAAGTGATTCAAGTTGTGTCCGCGTCAATGTATGGCGCGGAACACCGTGTTCATCAATTATTGGCATAACGTCCATGTCTTTTCATAAGAACACCGTTCAACTTCATTGGATTCTTTGTATTGCCCTTTCTCAATAAGCGTTGGGATTATGCGAATGGGGATAAATACGCCCCATCCTTTGCCTTTTTCCGGGAATACACGAACACTTGTGCCATCCTTTTTCAAATAGCCTATTTTGAAGTAATCACATGAACCGTTCCAGCCGTCAAAATATGATATTGTCTTGCCGATAAGGGCTTGTTTGATTTCCTTGATTAACATTGTACTAATTTTATAAGATGAATATGCCTATTGCGTTGATTAAGTTTATTACGTCCTTTTTGTTCGGAAGCGAATTTGGAATGATTGTACCATTTGCAGATTTTCCATAAACCTTTCCGTTGCACAATTCATAATCAATTTGCCCCATTGGATTGCGCATGGGCTTGAATTGGACACACCCATAACGTATCACCCATGATGTACCCCCGCCAAAAGGCATATAATGTCCTTTGTCGTCATGCCATGATTTGCAAACCCGTTGTGCTGAAAAATAACGTGTTCCGTCCGTATTGTATAGGCAAATATGATATGCGGTATTGGTGTTCTGTTTGGCAAGTGCTTTTCTGTTTTCATTAAGGCGTTCTTGCACGTCAATAGGTAATTCAGAAAATTTCATGTTGCGAAAGTATTGTGGGGCGGAATGAACCGCCCCCGGATTATTAGATGTAATAAATATCAAGTGACCCCGACCCACATTCTTCTTCTAATGTTAAGGTCAAAGACGGGGTGGTTTTGGGTATGAAAGAAGTATTATCTTCATCCCGGTAAACATAGATGAACATTCTTTCAAGTGCCATATCCTCAATTGTACCAAAATGATGCTTGGTGCTTTCGATGCCTTGCGAGCATCCCCAAACGGAATTGTCGATACCCGAACAATTGATTGCGTCAATCAGGTTGAATGTTGCTTGTTCCATTGTTGCGAAATTTTAGTTATACAATTTTTTGTTGCAAGTGTGTGTTATAGTAACACACCGCAAAAGTAATGAATATATTTAATAAAACAACCATTTCGGGAAAGAAAAATGCACTTGCAATGCAAAATGTGGATAAATCAAGGATAAGTCGGGGTGTTATTTAGCGTGTATCATAGTAAAACACATTACTTTTACGCTTGATTTGTGAACTTAAAAAGATTATCGGAATGAGAGAAACAATTTTGGCACTACTGATTGCGAAGTTTTCAGGCGTGCGAAAGGACGGTTTAACGGCATTGGCACGTTCACTTGCGTTACAATGCACGACCGAAGATGAAGCGAAAGCCCTTGTCGAAAAAATCACCGATGCGCAAGTGAATGAATTTGTCAAGGACTATCGCGCCGATGTGGATAAAGAGGTGTCCGAAAGCAACAAGACCTTTGAAACTAACTTGAAGAAGAAGTTTGATTTCGTGGCAAGGAAACCCGAACCCGGCGGCGACCCGAACCCGAAACCCGACCCCAACGACATTGCCGCGACCATCAAAGCAGCCGTTGCGGAAGCGGTCAAGCCTTTTCAAGAAAAGTTGATGGGGTATGAGCAAGACAACATCGCAAAGTCAAGGCTTCAATCATTGAACGAAAAGTTGGCTAATTGCAAGGATGAGAATTTCAAGAACCAAATCTTGAAAGACTTTGCCCGCATGAAGTTCGACACGGACGATGATTTCAACGAATACTTGGCGGAAAAGGAAAAGGACATTGCCACGGCAAATCAAAACAAGGCTGATGTTGATTTGAGCAATTCCGGCGGAAGCCCGCTATTCGCCCAAAAGGAAGAAAGCGGTATTTCAAAAGGTGTTGCCGACTTCATAAGCAGCCAAAAGCCCGAAAACAACGTGTTCGCGGGCAAAGATGTTTAACCCCTAATTCGTCAAAACAATGGGATTGAGAATTGACCGTAAAAAGGACAACCGCGTTGTGAAGTGTATTCTTCACCGCGTTGCGGACATACCCGGTGGCGCAACCGTCAAGGTCGCCAACTTGGGTGGTACGGGGTTGTTCGAGGGAACACCCCTTGGCGTTGGTTCTGATGGATTGTTTGAGGTTTGCAAGACCGCGCAAATCATAACGGCAGCGATTGCAACGGCGACCACATACGAGGTTGCCAAAGGACACCATTTCAAAGTTGGTGACAGGTTCGCGACCGATGCTTGCAATGGTCAGCAGATAACAGCAATTGACAAGTCTGACCCCGCAAAGGATGTTATCACCGTTGGAACGACCCTTGGTGCGGTAGTCAAAGCCGGAACTTGTGCATTTGAATCAAGCGGCGCAAACAAGACGTTGAAAGTGACCCCGGTTGCAATAGCCGGGTCAAACGAGGATGTCAAGGATGGCGACAACTTGTTTGTAAGTGCATGGGTTATCGGTGTTGTGCGAGAAGCCACCGCGCCCGCAGTAAATGCCGCTATCAAGTCGGCATTAAAGACAATCGCTTATGTGTAACCCCTAAAAGCAAACCGATATGCAGAAATCATTGATGGTTGGGTTGAATGAAAAGGATATGGAAGCCGTAATCCGCACTTACGACCTCAAAGATTACTATTATCCAACCCTTTTCCCACTCAAAGAAACAAACACTTTGACATGGAAGATGCTTGAAGCGCAATCCGGCTTGAAGATTGCCGCCGACCTTGTGTCAAGGGGTGCGACAATTTCACGCAAGACCCGTGAAGCGATTTCACGCATTCAAGGCGATATTCCTAAAATCGCCATATCGCGAGAAAAGAACGAAGATGAATTGACCGAATACGACATAATGGTTGCAATGTCGAGCAGTAACCCCGACTTGCGCGCCCTTGTCGAATTTTGGGCGGAAGATACCAAGTATTGTTGGGATGGCGTTGCAGCCCGTGCGGAATGGATTGCATTGCGCCAAATTTCGCTTGGAAAGGTCAAGTTCACCAATTCCAACAATGCGGCGGTCGTGACCGAATATGACGTTGATTATCTGATTCCGGCGGAACAGAAGATTGGCGTTGAAACGGCGTACAACAGCGGTACGGGCGCAAAGCCGCTTACCAAGGATATTCCCAAGGCGATTAAACTTGGTAAGAAGTTGTTTGGCGCAACGTACAAGTTCGCATTTATGAATGTTGATACCTTTGAAAAATTCGCTTCACAGGAAGAAGTTTGGAAGAAGTGTTCATCCTACATTCAGAATGCAACGGGAACGCAGGATTCGCCCGATTTGGCGACCGTGAACGCATATCTTGCCAAGAAGAAAGAACTTTATCGCGGCTTGCAGTTCATTGTGATTGACCAAGAAATCACAATCGAACTTGCCGATGGTTCGCGTGTCACTTCAAACCCGTTTGAAGATGATGTCATTCTTTTCTCGGAAAGCAAGGTTCTTGGAAACACCTATTGGAAGAAGCCGATTGACGCAAAGAAGATGCCCGGAAGCGTTGCCGAAAAGGTCATGCACGGTCATACTTTGGTCAAGAAGTATTCTAATGAATCGCCCGTTCAGGAAGTCACGGAGGGAATCGCCAACTTGTTCCCGGCTTGGAATCTTTCAGGTCGAAGCGTGTTGATGCAGACCAATGCGACTACTTGGAATAAGAACTAACAACATTCGCCGTTGGGGTGTGTCAAAAGCACCCTAACGGCTTTGCAAGACAAAGGAGTATGACAAACAAGGAGTATTTGACCAAAGCATTGAACGGACTTAACCTTTCGGAAGATGATATTGACATTATCATTTTGAAAGGCGGTCTTGAAGCGGATGCCGTTGTGGACGTAAGGGCGTGTGATATGTCGGTGTATAACCGAATGTCCGTAATCCTCAAAGGAATGACCCAAAACGTGTCAGAGGGCGGATATTCTATATCTTGGAATATGGATGCCGTCAAACTCTATTATGCCGCCTTGTGCAATGAATTGGGCAAAGAAAACGTGCTTGTGTCACGCCCCAAGATTCGCAACCGTTCAAACATTTGGTAATATGGCATTCGTGAAGCAATATCCGCATTTTCTATTTATCGAAGAAGCCGGGGAATCCATGCAGGATGCCAACGGCAATTGGACGGAATGTGAAGTGTCGCGCAAGTTCATTTCAATGTGCCGTGAGGAATCGGACGGCAAAGGCACGGAATATCAGGTTGCCGGGGGTGAATACCAAAAGGCAACATCTGTTATCCAATGCCCAAAGACTTGCCCAAAGGTAGCCAAAGGCGCAAAGGTGATAATTGCAAACGACAAGGATTGTTCGGACATACGGATTGCCGGAATATGCTTGAATTTCGACCCCTCACAACTTCATTCACGGCTATGGGTGTAAAGGCAAATTTCACGAAAGAAGATGTCAAAAGGCGGTTTGATGCTTTCCTTGACGAAATCGAGCGCAAGCAGATTGCAAGGCTTCAAAGGCTTGGCGAAATGTGCTTGACGGAAGCAAGGAACAACAAAGGCTATATGATGCAGACGGGGGCATTGACTTCATCCACCGGGTATCAAGTTTTTGTTGATGGTATCGCCATTCATAGCCAATTTGATGCGGCGAGCGGTGCGGAAAGCGAAGCAGCGGCAAGGGGCATGAAGTCTGGTCAGACAATCGCCGAAAAGGTCGGAAAGGAAACAAAGGGTGTTGCCCTTGTTGTGGTCGCCGGAATGAATTATGCCGCTTACGTGGAAGCAAAGGGTTACAATGTCCTATCAAGTGCCGAACATCTTGCAGAGCGGGAATTGCCCCGAATGCTTGAAAAACTGATTACGAACATTAAACGTGCAGCCGAATAATGAAATCTACATTTGACACGGATGGAATCTTGTTTTCATTGCTCAATGGCAAAACATCCATTAAGGGTGGTTGCTATGTGCGTGATGAACGCCCGGAAAATTCAGTTGATGAAGATATTGTCGTGAACACCGTTGATTTGGGGCAAGACAGCTTGCCGCAAATTGGCACGTCAAACATCAACATCTATACGCCGGACACCCCCAAGAAGATAAAAGGGAAAATGCAGGTTTCAGAAAACGGCACACGTTTGAAAGCCTTGACGGATGAAGTCTTGGCGATTGTGAGAAGTGCGAACATCAAAGGGTTGAAGATGCGACCCGGCACAATGTCAATCATGTATGAGCCGAACACCAAACAACACTTTGCTAACATTCGCATTGATTGGAACATTCAAATTGATTAAAAGTTATGGCAGAAAGAACATCTTTGATAACCCTTGGTCTTTGCCAAATCAAGGTTGGAACGGCAGCACCCAATGGAACAATGCCGTCCGAGTTAAACAAAATCGGCAAGACTTACAAGAACACTTGTAAGATTGCACAGGCAACGGCGGACGTGACGGAACATTTCGAGGAAGGCATGGCAGCCCCGGAAGTACGCAAGAAGTCACGCAAAATCCCGACCCTGACATTCTCAATCATGGATGCCAACGTGCAAGATTTGATTGATTATGTCGGTGGTGCGAATGTGGGCGATTCGTCCAAACCCAAGTGGGGTTATGATGGCAATGAAGTTGTCGCAAACAAGGCAATTTTCGTTGAATCTGAACAGGGGTTGGACTTTGAGATTCCCAACGGCGACATTGAAGCGGTCATAAATGCGGATATGTCGGCGGCAGGAATTTTCCTTGTGGACTTCACCGTTACCCCGATGGCGGTTACAGCCGGAAAAGCCATTCGCGGCGTGCCGAAAGCCAAGGAGTAATTCGGGGTGCATTGATTGTTTAATACAAAAACCCGAAGCCCCCGGAGTGTGACAACTTACGGGGGCTTCTTACTTTCAAAAGTAATGAATGACGAAAAGAAGCAACTTGAACAAGAACGCAACGAGTTGAACACCCTTATCAACAAGGGCGTGTCGTTTGAACTGAAAGACACCGAATTTGAGGTGAAAAAAAAGTTTTTCGGTCTGATAAGGCGGTACAAGCCCAAAGAGGTGACACGCACATTCAAGATTGAGGAAATGACCCTTGCGACCCTTGACCGCATTACATCTGAATCGGTGGAAATCGCCATTGATGAAAACGCGATGAAGTCAGCGGGTATGGACAGCATGAAGATGGCAAGGACACTTGCGCACAAACATTCATTGCGGTGCGCAAAGATTGTCGCCATTGCCGTGCTTGGCGAAGATAGGTTGATACCCAAGCCCGGAAAGGCGGGCATAAGATGGGTTGAGGACACGAAAAGACTTGAAGAATTGACTTCATTGTTTGCCCGGAAAATCAAATCTTCAACCTTATACAAATTGTATGTCCTTGTCAATACGATGGGGAATCTTGGGGATTTTATGAACTCTATTCGATTGATTTCAACAGAAAGAACCACGATGCCGATTCGGATAGAGGAAAACAACGAGGGTTAAACAGTCCGCACGGTCGCCGGGGTGCGATTTGTGAGCATTTCGGATGGACTTATGACTACTTGTTACACGGCATTCCGTGGTCGGTTGTTCAAAGGATGATGATTGATGCACCGGGTTATGACTTGGATAACAATAATGACACGGAAATTCAATTGACAGAGGACAACAGCGAACAAATTATGAACTACGTTAATAGTATGATGTAATATGGCAGAAATAGACGGTGGGTCATTATCTTTCAAATCCATTTTAGACAATGGTCAGCTTAATGCGGCTATTGATGAAACATTGCGGCGCGTGCAAGGCTTTTCCAATGCCGTTGCCGGAAGCGGTGATGTTATGGACAAGACCACGCAAGAGATAGTCGAGTGTATCGAGATACAACGCAAGGTGATTCAGGACTTGGAAAATTCATACAATGACCTGACCGCCAAGATAAACGCGATTGAACCGGGTGAAGCGCAAAATGTGCTTATGACCCAAGCTAATGCGGTGAAACAAGAACTTGATTCCGAAAGGAAAGGTCTTGTCGCCTTGATGAACGAATTGAACAATCTTCAAGGTGTCGCAAGCAATGCTTCAATGGGGCTTACCAACATTCGTTCAACGCTTGGGCAAATCGGCGCGGCTTGTGAGGAACACGAGCAGGAAATTTCCCGGTTGAGTGCCGAATATGACCGCGTAAGCCGTGCCGCAAGTGATGCTTTCATGTCCGGGCGCGATGATGATTACCGTGCCTTGCAAGACCGTGCGGATGCAATCAAAGGTGAAGTCACGGTTCGCAAGCAGTTGTTGAATGAATTGCGCGAACAATCCGATGCCTTGGAAGCGGAAGCACAAAAGATTGAAAAGGCGGCGCAGGAAGCCGAAAATGCGGCACAATCCCACGTTTCATTCCGTACCCGCTTGCGTGAAGTGCGTGAAGAATTGATGCAATTGGAACTTGCAGGCGATACAAGTTCCGAAAGATATAAGGAACTTCAAGCACAAATGGGCGAATTGTCGGAAGCGATGGATGCCGTCACGACCCAACAAAATATGTTGAAGCGCGGTGAAAGGATGTGGGATGGCTTGTTGTCGGGTCTTTCCGGCGTGTCAGGCGCATTTTCAGCGGCACAAGGTGCGGTTGCCTTGTTCAGCGGTGAAAACGAGAATCTGCAAAAGATTATGCTTAAAGTTCAATCCTTAATGGCTATCACAATAGGGTTGAAAGAAGTGCAACTTGCCCTTGATAAAGATGAAGCATTCCAACTTGTCACCATCAACGGATTGAAAGAATGGTGGAACAAGTTGTTGGCGGTCGGCAGGGGTGAGCAAGTCGCGGCAACGGCTGCAACCGTGGCGGACACCGCCGCGACCGTTGCAGATACGGCGGCAACAACCGCCAACACCGCCGCACAACAAGCGAACACGGCAGCACAAACGGGAAACACCGCCGCACAAGGTGCAAATGCGGTTGCGACCGGGGCGCAAGCAACGGCGGCGGTTGCCGGAACAGCCGCGAACATAGGTCTTGCCGGGGCGTTCCGAATGGTCGGGGCGGCTATAAAGTCAATCCCGGTATTCGGTTGGATTGCCGCCGCAATAGGGGCTTTGATTGCCGTTATATCCCATTTTGTCAGCAAGGCGAATGAGGGCAAGAAAGCGGCGCAAGAATTTTATAAATCCCTTGCGGAAAACGCATACAAGCCCATTGCGACCATTGAAGAATTGTCCTTGAAGTGGAATGCCCTTGGTGATGATTTGGAAGCCAAAAAGAAGTTCATTGAGGATAACAAGGCGGCTTTTGATGAATTGGGTGTTTCCATCAATGGGGTTACGGATGCTGAAAACTTGCTTATCGCCAACAAGCAAGCATTTATCAATGCCCAAATCGAAAAGGCAAAAGCATTGGTTTATCTTCAACAAGCACAAGAAAAGGTGAAAACCTTGTTAGAGCAGGAACAGGCGTACAACGCGATGCCGGACACCGTGACAAAAAATGTGATGGTCGGTGTCGCCGCTAATGAAGCACCCATATTCAAGCAAATTGAGGTTGCCAATGAAGCCAAAGCGGAAGCAAAGACCCAACTTGACGCATTGAGGGCTGAAATAACCAAGGGTTTTGAGAATGCAGCCCATGCAGAATCAAACGGCTTCAATCTGTTAAAGCAAGCCGGGATTGATGCGACCAAGACTTATGCGGATGGCACATTGGGGGCTATTGAACAAGCCATTCAGGTAAAGCAGGAAGCATTAAAGAACTTGACAAGCAATGCCGAATACAAAACGGCAATGCAGGAAATCGAAAAGCTGCAAAAGCAAGCGGATGCGATTACCGGGCGAAAGACTACAACCACGACCAAAACAACCACCAACACCCAAGACCCTTTCATTGAGAAGCTGAATAAGTACAAATCCGAATATCCGCGTTTCCAGAAGTGGGTCAATTCGGGTGATGAAGTCCTTGTCCGTTCCGCCAATCAGGAATTTGCCAACTTGCTTGCAGAGGGGGCGACATACATTGATTATTTGAAGAATCAGCGTGACCAAATTTTGGCGGTTGATGTGTCAGACCGCACAAAGGCGCAAAACAAGCAGTTGCGGCAACTTAATGATGCCATTGCAGAAGAAACCAAGAAAACCGTATTGGAAGCGTTCAACGAAGAATTGAATGCCCAATTGTCGAATGCCCGAACCGTCCTTGATATGCTCAATATCATTGAGCAAAGGCGAAAGGAATTGTCCGGCGATGGAACGGAACTTGACACCGCAAAGGCTGATGCCCTGAATGAAGCCGAAAACAACGTGCAGGAACAAGCACGGCAACAGACTGAAACGTTGCTTGAAGAATATGCTTCTTATGTCGAGCAAAAACGCCGTCTTGAACAGCAATTCAATGATGATGTTGCCTTGATGATGCGTGAACGCGAAAAGGCAACCACCGATGCCCAACGTGCGGAAATAGACAATGCCATTCAAAACAGGACAACCCAATACAACAAGGATGTCCGCAATATCGGCGGTGTCGATTATGATGCGATGCTTGCCGAATATGGCACTTTTGAGGAACGCAAGCAAGCAATCATTGATGAATACGATGAAAAGCGGCGTGCAGCACAGGAAGCCGGGAACACGGAAATGGTCGAAGCGATAGACCGGGCGCAAGCGCAAGCCCTTTCAAAATTCGCCCTTGACGAATTACAGGCACACCCGGATTGGGAATTGATGTTTGGCGACCTTGACGAAATCAGCACCCGCAAACTTCAAGAACTGATTGATAAAATCAACAACCTTGACGGGGCTTATCTTGGTATCGAATTTGACCCGAAAGACCTTGAAACCCTCAAAAACAAAATCAAGGAAATGCAGAACGAAATACGGGAACGCAACCCGTTTAAGTCGTTGATTTCCTCAATCAAGGAATATGGCAAGGCGGCGGATGATGAAAGCAAGAAAAAAGCCTTGACGAATATGTTTGAGAGCGCAAGCGGTGCGATTGAACTTGTGGGCGGTGCTTTTGATGCCGTAACGTCCGGGTTGGAAAAGATGGGTGTCACGATGGATGAACAAACACAAGCCATTATCGGTGACATTGGCGGCATATTGGATGGAGCGGGGCAAGTCGCAAGCGGCATTGCAACGGGCAACCCCTTGTCAATCATTCAAGGGTCGGTCGGGTTGCTTTCATCCGCTTTCGACCTTTTCAACAGCCGTGACCGAAAGGCGGAAAAATCCATCAAACGCCACCAAGAAGCAATCGACAAGCTGAAAGCATCTTATGAACAACTTGAATGGGCGGTTGATAAGGCGTTGGGCGCGGAAGTGTATAACAACCAAATGGCGTTGATTCATAACATGGAGCAACAGCAAGCACACTTGCGCGGCATGATAAATGATGAGTATTCCAAGAAACACACCGACAACGGGAAAATTCAAGATTACCAAAACCAAATCGCCGAACTTGACCGACAAATCCAAGATTTGTATGATGAAATCGCCAACGACATATTGCAGACCAACGCAAAGGACTTTGCATCAACATTGGCGGATTCATTGACGGAAGCATTCAAGGCTGGTGAAGATGCGGCGAATGCCTTTGAACAAACGGTTAATGAAGTGTTGCAAAATGCGATTGTCAATCAACTTAAAAAGAAGTTCCTTGAAAACCAATTGCAAAGCGCATTGGATAGCCTTTACACCGATATGGGGTATTGGTCGGGCGACAACTTCATCTTTGACGGTCTGACGGAACAGGAAATTGCAGACTTCAAAGCCAAAGTTCAGGCGGCGGCGAACAACTACAATCAGGCGTTGGATGTTTACAAAGACTTGTTCAAGGACTTGGAAATTGAAGATGATTCGGAAGATTCATTGACGGGCGCGGTCAAAGGTGTTACGGAAGAAACCGCCGACATAATAGCCGGGCAAATGAATGCAATCCGTATCAATCAGATGGAAGCGACACAAGTATTGCGGCAATCCTTGCAAGCCTTGAACACCATTGCGAACAATACGGCTTACAATAGGTATCTTCAAGACATACTTTCGGCAGTCAGGGAATTGCAGCGACCAAGCGGCGATTCGTTACGTGCGCAAGGTTTGTCATAACCGAATATGTTTCACTATAAAACAAAGTGATATGGACTTAACAAAAGAACTTGCAAGGCAGGCAAAGAAAAATGGCATTTGCAAACCGTGGTACAATGAATTGAAGTCATTGTCGGATGGCGATGTGTGCGCGATGGCACAAATGTACTTGAAAGGCATTGATTTTTGCCTTGCCCATGATTACCCCGACAATGACTTCATTAGGGCGCATTTCAAAGGCAGAATGGAGCAATACGGGGTTTTCCTTGATGATGATATAAAAGTCGAAAATAAGCCCAAATGCGTGTGTCTTGGGGCAACTTGCGGGCGTGTTGAAGTAACCGGGTTCAACGTGTGCGAGATATACGCCAAGCACAATGCGAATTTGAATGTCATTGCAAGGGATAACGCCTTTGTGGTGATAGACGTGTTCGATGATGCCGTTGTCAATGTTTGCGCGAGCGACCGGGCGAAAGTTTGCGTGAACCATTATGTCGGCGGCGGTCGGGTTATCAAGTGCGCAACCGATGATGCGGTTGTGAAAATCATTGAGAAACAGAAAAAAACTTATTGATATGGATGCAAACAACATAATTCTTCAAATGCCATTCGATGAAAGCGATGGTTCTTTGATTGCGTATGATTACAGCCAAAACCGTGCGGATGGCGCGGTGAACGGTGCGCATTTCGTCACAGGCAAGAACGGCAATGCCATTTCCTTTGCCGGGTCTGACACTTGCGAGGTGTCGAAAACCGTGTTCCCGAACATGACGATTGATTTTACCGTGATGTTATGGGTGCAAAACCGTGAAGCCGACTTGGGTTCACCTCAAAGCCTTATATGGGTTCTAAACTTTTCAGGGTTGAAAAATTATGTGGAAGTACCCATTGAAGCAAAGCCCGGTTCTTGGTTTTCGCTTGCCTTGACAAAGAAATCGGGAATGTATAACTTTTATGTCAATTCTTCACTTGTTAAGACCGTAAACAATTCCGGCACGTTGCTTGGCGTTTCCCTGAATCAAGATTATTACGGTGGTTTTTGGGGCTTTGGCTTGTTGGATGATGTGAAGTTTTACAACCTTGCCTTGACACAAGCCGAACTTATCAACGAAATGTCAAGCAGCAAGCAACAAGGATATTTGCTTGACGGCGTGAATTTCAAGGAATACGGCGTTTATGTGTCCGGGTCTGACGGTGTGTTGAACCGCCCGAAATTAAAGACCCCGGCTTCATTGTCATGGGATAACTATCACGGTGAAAGTGTTGATTTGATGCACAAGTTCTATGAACCGCGTGAAATCACCTTGTCTTGCTTTGTCAAGGCGGATTCCAAGATGGATTTCATCCGCAAGGTAACATCTTTCCAACAACAGCTTGACAAGGCAGGAACAAACCGCCTTACCATTGATGTTCACCCGGTGAAACCCTTGATTTATGAAGTCTATTGCAAGGATGCAATCGAAATCACGAAAGAATGGGATGATGAATTGATGGTTGGCACGTTCAAGTTGAAATTAGTTGAACCCGAACCCGTGAAGCGTGTGTTGAAGCATATCCGGGTTGGTGAATCGACAAAGACTTGCAATGTCAAATTGACCTCAAACAAGTACGTGAACATCTATTGGGGTGATGGAAGCGTGGATTATGACATTAGCGGTGACGAAGTGGAAATCACGCACAATTACGCCGCAAATGGTGACTATTTCCCGGTAATCACGGGTTGCATTGACGAAATTTCATTGTTTGAAACAAATGCCATTGTCGTATGGGAAAAAATCTAACAAACATAATCATTGCGAAAGCAGATGGAAGCCGTGTGCCTATCGCCAACAGGCGCACGGCAACCGATATTTCATCCGCAAAGCAGAAATGGGCATTGAATGCGGAAGATACCGTTTCATTGACCGTTGTATCGCCATTCCCGCAAACATACGGCATTGGCGACAAGATAACCGTTTTCGGGCGTGACTACAAGTTGAACCGTTTGCCGAAAGCAAAGAAAACGGGTATGCACGAATTTCAATATGACTTGGAATTTGAGGGCATACAATATGACCTTTTCCGGGTGACTTACGATGTCACCATTGACACGACCACCAACGAATTGCAGGACGTGCAGGGCGACACCCTCACAGGAGATTTGCACCGCTTTATGACCGTTCTTATTGCCAATGCAAACCGTGTCTTTCCGGGCAAATGGGTGCTTGGCGTATGCCCTGAAACGGCGAGTGACAAGACTTTGACTTTCGGTGAATCCGATAATTGCTTGTCGGTGCTGCAAAACCTTTGCAGTGAATCGAACTTCAATGTCGAATTTGAGATTGAGCAATCAAACGGGGTTTATACAATCAACTTGTATGAAAAAGTTGGTCAGACCTTGCCATATACGTTCCAATACGGCAAGGGGCGTGGCTTGTATGAACTGACAAGGGAAAATGTTTCATCCGCAAACATAGTCACCCGGTTGAAAGTGTATGGTTCGACCGAAAACATTACGTCAAAATACCGTGCCGACCGCCTTTGTTTGCCGGGCAAGACAAAGGGGCAATCATACATTGAGAAAGCCGAAATGGTGGCGAAATACGGCATTTTTGAGGGGCGCAAGAACTTCGATGATATAAAGCCGTCTTTCACGGGAACGGTTGATGCCATTGTGTCGGGCAACGTCTTGCAATTCATAGATAATGATTTCCCTTTCAACCTCAATGAAAAGGAAGCGGACGGGGTGACAACAAAGTATATGATTGCAGATGTGAAACCCAAAATCCACTTCAACACGGGCAATCTTGCCGGGTATGAATTTGAAGTACACAGTTACGACCATGCAACGCATACATTCACATTGATAAAGCAAACGGATGACCGGGGTAACGTGTTTCCGTCTGAAACGTCTTTGGCTTATCAAATCGGTGTCGGCAATGAATACAAGATTCTTGACATTGCTTATCCGCAAAGTATCGAGCAAGCGGCGGAAGAAGAATTGGAAGAAACGGGCAACAAGTATTATGACCAAAATTGCCAACCAAAGGTGCAATATGGGTTGAGTGTCACAAAGGCATGGTTGCAAAACCTTGTCGGAAGCGATGAAACGGTGACAAACGTGTTCCGACCGGGCGATTACTTGCACATTGTGGATAAAGACATTGACGTTGATAAATCCGTGCGCATACAATCACTTGAAAGGAACATCCTTGACCCATACGAATACACCCTTACCATATCGGACACTGTTAAAACAAGTGTGACAAACCGGGTGATTTCCGACCTTATAGACATTGACAAAGTTATCACCATAAACAACTTGAAAGACCCGGTGCGGGCGCGGGCAAATTGGCGTACAAGCCGCGAATTGTTGAACATGGTGTTCGACCCTGACGGCGATTATTACAGCGACAAGATAAAGCCCTTGTCGATTGACACATTGGCATTGTCGGTCGGGGCAAAGTCAATGCAATTCGGATTGACAAATACGGTCTTTCAACCCAATTACGGGGGCAATTCAAATGTCGTGAAATGGCAAGGCGGTGTCTTGACCCATTACACCATCAATGAAGAAACGGCGGTGTCTTGGGTCATGGCTGACGGTTCAATAACCTTGTCAAAGAATCAAGCATATTTCCTATATGCGAAATGTGCCAAGAATGGTGATGCCGGAACATTCATCTTTTCGACTTCACAAATTAAGGTTGAACAGGATGCCAATTATTATCATTTCCTTATCGGCACAATATCGAGCATTGACCCGGAATTGAAAGTGCGGTCTTTGTCCTTGACTTATGGTTTTTCAATGATAAACGGTCGTTTCATCAAGACCGGGCGCATTGAATCGGCGGACGGCACGACATATTTTGACCTTGACAATTCGGAAATCGGCGGTCGTATTGTGTTCAATTCCAATGGTCAGGAAAAGACCCTTGAAGAATTGGGCAATGAAGCACTTGAAAGCAAGAATTTCATCAACAACACCTTGCCGGGCTTGCTTGCTGAAATACAAGCGCAACTTGACGGGCAAATTGAACAATTCTTTGAAACATACAACCCGACATTGAGCAATGCCCCGGCGAATGAATGGACAACGACCCAATTAAAGGACAATCACTTGGGCGATTTGTTCTACAACACGGCAACGGGCGCGGTGTTCCGTTTTGTCAAGGAAAATGGAACTTACAAATGGTCGCAACTTTCAGATGCGGAAGTCGCACAAGCCATTGCCCTTGCGCAAGATGCGCTTAATCTTGCAAAGGATAAGAACCGCATATTCACGACAACCCCTTACACGCCTTATGAAGTCGGCGATTTATGGGTTCAAGGCACAACCGGGGATATTATGCGTTGCATAAGGGCAAGAGCATCCGGCAATTATTCTTCAAGCGATTGGCAAAAGGCAAGTAAGTACACCGATAACACGGCATTGAACAACTTTATCAACGGCACTTATTCGGATGATATTGCGGACTTGACTTCACAGATTGACGGCAAGATTGAAACGTGGTTTCAGACAACCGACCCGGCGGCAAGTTGGACTACAACGGCGATTAAAAAGAAGCACGTTGGCGATATGTGGTACAATTCAAGCGCACACAAGTTAAGGAGATATTCAAGTTCTTATTCTTGGGTAAACATTGATGACCAAAAGGCACTTGACGCATACAGCCTTGCAAGCCAAGCAAAGGACACAGCGGACGGCAAACGGCGTGTGTTCGTTTCAACCCCTTATCCACCTTATGACATAGGCGATTTGTGGGTCAATGGAACGGACTTGAAACGGTGTGCCGTGAAGCGAACAAGAGGTTCATATATCGCAACGGATTGGGTCAAGGCGGTGTCATACGACAATACAAAGACGGTCATTGATGGCGGTTTGGTAACATCCGGCACAATACAGGTCGCCGGAAGTACATCAACCATCCTTGCGGGCATGACCGGGCAAGGCACGGCGGCAAGTTCCGTGCGCTTTTGGGCTGGTACTTCATTTGGAAACCGTGCTTATGCCCCTTACAGGGTCATGCAAGACGGTTCGGTTGTCATGGAAAAAGCAACCGTCAAGGGTGAAGCATACATCAACAAAGGCACAATTACCAATGCGGATTTGAACAACGTAATCATAAAAGGGAGCATTGCCAACGCATTTCGGAATGGTTACTTTGCCCTTGGCGGTTCGGCAGGGGGCGAAATAACGGTGTCCACGTTGGGATTGCAGAATAACAATAATGTTGTCATTACAGGTACAAGCAGTGGCGGTTGGAATACGGCATTCACAATTCCTTTCACTTTGGAATATAGCGGTTTCCGTGCAATCATTATGAATGATTATTTCAATGGTCAAACCCCGGTCGGGGTGATTGTAAGCAATACAGCCCCAAGCGGAAAATACTTCTATGAAAACGGCAGGACTTATAGAACCTTGTCGATAAATCCTTATGAAGCCGTTGAAATGATTGGCTATGGGGATAATTCAAAGTTTTACGGGTGGATTATCTTGCGCCGCTTCTATACAAAGGCAACCAATATGCGCGGATTGCCTTTCAAGGTGTCTTATATGGGCATGGTGAACCAATCGGGCGGCTTGATAAAGTTGCACCGATACGACACGGCGACAATAACGACTTCAAGACTTGGAACGGGGCATTACAGGGTAAGGATAAGTCCGGGCTTTTCAAGCGTGAATAATTACTTGGTTTTCGCCACGTGTGATTCAACAAGTCAAGGTTCGGTCGGAAGATATGCAAGCATCTATGCAAAGAATACGACTTATTTTGACGTGTACACGGGTGATGATGCAAGTGTCAATGATTCGGGATTTTCCTTTATGATTGTGAACACAACAGACTTTACCGGGTAAAAGTTGTGCTTGTGTTATCCACAATGTTTTATAGTAAAACAATAACAAGTTAATTTTGCAAACAAAACTTTTTGATTATGAGTGAAACAAGAAGCGGCGAAACGGTGTCCGCACAAATCGGAAAGATGGGAGCAATCGACAATCTGAACAATGCTGATTTCAGCTTGCCGGACGGTCAATGCTTCAACGTCAAGAATGACGGCACGCAACCCGTGAAATTATCGGTGCAGCTTGCCGGAATGAATGACGGGGAATTTATCGAAACGCAATTTGATTGCGGTTGGAATCCTGAAATCGTAAAGACGGTGAAGCAAACTTCATTGTCAGGTATTAACTTAAAATGGGGCTATTGATATGGGATTGATTATTGGGGTCGGCAACACAAAGCCGACATTCGCTTATGATTATTATTATGGCATTGAATGGGATGCCACGGTGTCAAACCCGCACCTGACACGGGTCGGCAAGATGGAACTTCACAAGGAATTGCCGTTGCAAAGCCTTATCCGGCGTTGTATCTTGAAAGACAACGGCGAAGTGAATTATTATCTTCACGCCAATGATTCAACGAAACGTGACACCGGGGCGGCGGCAAACCTTACCGGGGCGGATGGGCAATACATGGATGAATTGCCCGATATGTATGTCCGCTTTGAAACGGACGGCGACAAAAGCCGACATTTGCAGTCCACCGAACCTTTGCCGGGCTTCAAACTTTGGCGCAAAGACTATGTTTCGGCGGTGGAAGCGACCGTTCAGCGTTCAACGCAAACATTGTGTGCGGTTGTGAACAAAGATGCGGATTACAGGGGTGGCAACAATGATGCAAACCGTGACGGCACATATCGTTCACAGCTTGGAATGCCCGCAACGGTTATATCTTTGACCAATTTCCGCACATACGCAAGGAAGCGTGGAACGACCGAATGGAATTGCAACTTGTACCAAACACACAAAAAATTGTGGTGGCTTTTTGCCGTTGAGTATTGCACATTCAATTCGCAAGAAGCGTTCAATGCCGAATTGACGGAAGATGGCTATCACCAAGGCGGCTTGGGGTCAGGTGTTACGACCCTTAACAGCACAAAGTGGTCAAACTTCAACGGCTATTATCCGTTTGTTCCTTGCGGCACAACAAACAGCCTTGGCAACAAGACCGGGTATGTAGAATTTACCATGCCATTTGAATATGACGCAAGCGGTGAAGCCAACTACAAGGGTGAATATAGTGCCGCAACCGCATACACCACCGGGCAATATGTTTCGCAAGGTGATTTGCTATACACTTGCAAAGCAAATGCAGCGGCAGGAACGGCATTGACAAACACAACCTATTTCACACCCGTGGCACGCACGGTTGTGCAAGTGCCGTCTTACCGTGGTGTAGAAAACCCGTTTGGGCATATATGGAAGTGGACGGATGGTTGCAAATGTCTTATTCAGAGTGAAGCCGATGGCGGACTTTCTGAATTTTACGTTTGTGACGACCCGGCGGCATTCACAAGTTCCGGCACAACCAACTATGAATTGCGTGGCAACTTGCCAAGAAAAGAGGGGTATGTGAAGAAGATGGTTCTTGGTGAAGATGGCGAAATCATGCCGCTTGAAGTCGGTGCGGGTTCGACCACATATTTTTGTGATTACTTCTATACCAACATTCCGGCAAGTGGAGTTTCGGAACGTGGCGTTTTGTTCGGCGGTTCTGCGAATACTGGTGCGTCTGCGGGGTTCGTGTCTGCGCTTACGTATAGTACGGCTACGAATACGTCTGCGACTTTCGGTTCTCGGCTTTGCTTTTATCCGCAAATCGAAGCGGCTTAAATCGTCAAATCGAGTGGCAAATATGATTTTGGAATTTGGATGAAAAATAAAACAAAGGTTGTCCGATGTCGTGGCGTTTTGTTCAGCGGTAATGCGAATAATGGTGCGAATGCAGGGTTCGTGTATGCGAATACGAATAATACGGCTACGAATACGAATGCGAATATCGGTTCTCAGCTATGCTTGTAAAAATATAGTTGCATATCGGAAACCTTGCCACAAAAGCAGCCCGACCGGGGTTGCATGAGTTGGGGCAATAATCCCCAACGGCAAAAAACAAATTAGGTAAAACGGTTTTGGTAGGGGCAACCCGAAGAATCCTAATATACAAGCAAACTTAAAGGACAATGAAACGGATTGGCAATTTGTTTGACCGGGTAATAAGCATTGAAAACTTGCGTCTTGCCGATGAAAAGGCAAGGAAAGGCAAGTTGCGTTCTTATGGTGTGCAGATACACGATAAGAACCGGGATGCCAATATCATTGCCTTGCACGAAAGTTTGAAAAACGGCACATTCAAAACATCCAAATATCATGTTTTCACCATATATGAACCGAAAGAAAGGCTAATTTACCGATTGCCGTATTATCCCGACCGTATCTTGCACCATGCCATTATGAACGTCCTTGAACCGATATGGGTTTCCATCTTCAACAAGAACACGTATTCTTGCATCAAGAACCGGGGAATCCATAAATGCGCAAAGGATGTCAAGCAAGCATTGAAGCAAGACCCGGACGGAACACGCTATTGCCTGAAAATTGACATAAAGAAATTTTATCCGTCAATCAACCATGATGTCTTGAAAGGCATTGTCAGGCGGAAAATAAAAGATAGTCGCCTATTGGCATTGCTTGACGAAATCATTGATTCGGTCAATGATGAAAAAGGTGTGCCGATAGGCAACTATTTAAGTCAGTATTTTGCAAACCTTGTCTTGGCGTATTTTGACCATTGGTTGAAAGAAACCAAGCGTGTGAAGTATTATTGGCGTTATGCCGATGATATTGTCATTCTTGCACCCAACAAGGAAGTATTGCACGAATTGTTACACGAAATCCGGGCTTACCTGAAAGGGTTGAAGTTACGTGTAAAACGCAATTACCAAGTCTTTCCCGTTGATTCAAGGGGCATTGACTTCTTGGGGTATGTCTTTTACCATACGCACACATTGTTGCGGAAGTCCATCAAGCAGAAACTTTGCCGCCGGGTGGCAAAATTGAACAAACGCAAGATTGTTCCGAGCAAAGCGGACTACAAGCAACAGATTTGCAGTTGGTGGGGATGGTGCAAGTATTGTGATTCTCTGAATTTAATGAACAAACTTTCAAAAACATTTCCGTATGAAATTAGATTTAATCGCGCCTAATGCGCATTACGACATGGCGCACGGGAAACCCGCCGTCTTGGAATATGACAATGACGGTTCTTGGCTTTATCGCCTGAATGTAGAACCCGAAATGGGCATTCCAGAGGGTCAGCAGGAAGAAACCCAAATCGGGTGGAAGTGCTACGAAGTGCGCGGATATAACAAAGCCACGAAAGAGAATGTTAAAAAGGTCGTAATCCGTTCAGTCATTGACGAAACGGCAGAATTTGACCTTGTTAATTCCTACAACAAACACGTTCTTGGCATTGCCGTGGACGAAAGCGCGGTTGAGGAATACAAGGATTACTTGCAGTTTACGGAAGATTTGGATGCGGTCTTGATTAAGGATTTGTCGAACTAAACATTAAAGACAATGGCAAAGTTTTGTGAACTTGGCGTTGAATCGGATGTTGTCATTGGCAAGGGCATTGACATGGAAGATTTGTTCGGTCGCCGGATTCTGATTGAAAAGGTCATTATCCAACCAACGAAGTTTCCGGGCAAAAATTCATCCGGGTTGAGAATGCAAATGCAAGTTGTCCTTGCGACTTTCAATGAAGAAGCGGACAAGGACGGTGACTTTTATACGAAGAATCCCGACGGCACGCCCGCCGGGGAAAGACGGTCTTGTTTTACCGGGTCGGACATACTTATTGGGGCTATTCAGAAAGCCGAAACCAATTTGCCGTCAATGAATGCAAGCCGTGCGCAAAAAGGGTTGCCGCCTATTCGCTTATACCCAATTGACACAACTATTGTCAAAGTCGGCAAATGCTTTCAATTCACTTGACATGGAACAACAACAGATGGATAAAGGCATTGGGTGGCTTCAAAAGTTGCTCAATCTGCAAAAAAAGTACGGGTTCTTTTCGATAGTAAAGGGGTTATTCCTTGTGCTATTGGGCGGATATGTCGTTTTCTTTGCCCTCAATCCAAAGTATTTGCTTGAACGCATTACGAAGAAACAGACAGAGGAACACAATGATTTGATTGAAACCCGTTTGAGGTCAGACACGGAAATCAACAACATCTTGTCAAAATTGCTTTCAACGGCGGATGCCGACCGCGCATGGCTTATCGAATTGCACAACGGAAGCAAGAATCTTGGAACGGGCTTGCCTTTCTTGTATGGTTCAATGCGGATGGAAGAAGTGCGCGACAGCATCTTTCATGTAGATGATGAGTATTCGGATTTCAATTTGTCGAAGTACAAACTTATTGTCAAGACATTGCGTGACGGATTCTTTTATGGCAATCTTGAAGATGTGCGGCTTGTTGATGAACGGCTTTACTACAAGTTTAAGGCAAACAATGTCAATGAAATAGCATTGATTGTCCTTTATGACTGCAAAGAAACGCCCATTGGGTTATTGGGCTTGTCCTATTGCAACGGCAAATTGATGCAACGGCAATTGGTGGGCAAGGAAATACGCAAGGGCGGCTTACAAATAGCAACTCAATTATCGGTAAAAGATGGCAAAGATTGATGTTTTATTGCCCTTTATCCTTAAATGGGAGGGCGGTTTTGCGAATGACCCGGCAGATGCAGGGGGCGCAACCAACAAAGGCGTGACAATAGCCACATGGCGCAATGTGGGATATGACAAAGACGGTGACGGCGATATTGACGTTCAGGATTTGAAGTTACTTTCAAATGCAGATGTCCGCGACCGTGTTTTGAAACCCCATTTTTGGGATAGGTGGAAAGCCGACCAAATCCAATCACAAAAGGTTGCGAACATCCTTGTTGATTGGGTGTGGGGTTCAGGCAAGCACGGCATTGTCATTCCTCAAAGATTGCTTGGGGTCGTTGATGATGGCATTGTCGGCGACAAGACTTTATCGGCGGTGAACTTTGCCGACCCTGACCAACTTTTTGACGCTATCTTCAAAGCCCGTGTTAAGTTCTTCAATGACATAACGGAATCGAGCATTAAGAAGTACGAAAGAAAGATTGGTCGAAAGGCAACGGAAGCCGAATTGATGAAGCACACCAACAAAAGGTTCTTGAAAGGATGGCTTAACAGATTAAACGACATTAAAACGATATGACATGAAGAAGATTATTGCATTGGTTTGGGTGCTTGCTTTGCTTGTGTCTTGCGGAACTGCAAGGAAAGTCCAAAAGACCCAACAGGAAGTCCGCATTGACAGCACGGCGACAACAAAAGAAACGAATGTCAAGACGGACAAGTTCGTTGATACGACCCGGACACAACACGGGAAAGTGACCATTACGGAAATCGAGTTTTACCCGCCAACGCCCGGCATTGCGGTTGATACAACCGGGGCGGCGGATAGTTCCAAGCCTGAAAGGGCTTCAAAGCCGTTGCCCGGTAATCCGGCAAACGTAAATTTGCAGGATGTCGGGAACATCAAAGGCGCGGTGAAGTCCATTAAACAAACGGTCATTGAATCCGATGTTGAGGAAAAAGGCGAAAACAAGGAATCGAGCGAAAGCAAGGAAACCGAAAGTGCCGCCAATGTCGGGAGAAACGAAACGAATGTTCAGCAAAGCCAAGAACCGACCCCCGACCCTTACCGATGGCGATACATCTTTTACATATCATTGATTGCCGTTGCGGTCTTGCTTTACCTCAAAAGAACGCCAATAATCAATTGGATAAAGAAGATTCTTGCAGGAATAAGGAAGATATTATAAATTCTTCACTACCTTTGCACCAACATTGTTGCGAAACCCCAAAGTTGCATTGGGGAACAATGCGCCCCGGCTTATGGTCGGGGCTTTTTCATGTACACGAGTAAGCACTCCGATTTTGGGCAACAAAAAGCCCCGAAAGTGTTAATTTCGGGGCAATTCGTGTACAAATTCGTGTACATTTTCCGTAAGTCCTTGAATATCAAGGTTTATGGCGGAGAGACAGGGATTCGAACCCCGGGTACCTCGCGGTACAACGGTTTTCAA